AGCGACACGAAAGAATTCGAAGTGATATTTGTAGGACTCAATGCTCCAGGTGAGGATTCTACTATATTTTATCAAAACATAGCAACCAAAGAAAGTTATAGTTGTTGGGAAGGAGCATTCCTTTCTAGGTTTACAGAGATAAAGAATTATGGATAATCAAATTTTTGCAGGTATACCCGACTGTCTCGAGGACAGTGATGCTCCTTGGACCGAACTGATCAGTGAAGATTATCACGTGAAGGTTTTCGCGGACAAGTATCCTTGTACGCCGGGGCACCTACTCTACGTGCCTAAATATAATACATTAGGAGTATTAAGTGATGCGTTTGAAGATGCTGTTAGATACGGTAAAACAATGGTCTCGTCCGGTGAATGGGACGGTTTCAATATTGGATTTAATGCAGGCCAGGCTGCTGGTCAAACTGTCAACTGGCCTCACATACATCTTATCCCCCGTCGTAAAGGTGATGTTGAAGATCCGATCGGCGGCGTTAGGAATACAATCCCGGGCAAGGGTAACTATCGCTCGCCGAACTATAGAGCAGATTAAACCTATTGATTTCGAGTGGAGGACACCAGGCTGTAATAGTCAAGGATTCCTGGCGCAGACAGTGGGCACTGTTCCTTTCAATGCTGGAACAGGATTAACCTATGCCGTTCCTACCAACGTTCCAAACACCATCACGTTCAACCAGAATAATAAACCTGTGCTAACCATAAAACAGGATGGTGATATAGAATGGACTGGCAAACCCAGCGAAGCCGCTGATGCCATAATGCGGGTCCTACAGATCCGGGTGGAGGACAAGAAAGGTATAACCAAGGCCGCTCGACGTAGATACTATGCCATGGCCTGCCGTAATATTTTGGAGCAAGCAGAGAATATGGAATATGAAGAATTCCTTGCTTATCTAAATAGAGAAGTGTATAATAGAGAAAGTAAAGTAATAATGGATAGCCTAAAAGGAGAAGAAGATGCAGGTTAAAGCAGATAAAGAAGTAGGTAGTTGTGGTTGCGGTCGTAGTCCAACAGGTCATTGTATAGGCTGGCACGCCTTGGGTGAAGATGAATATAGAGAGCGTTTGGCCTTATATGAAGATACCCAAGCGGCACTGAACAAGATGCCGAACTATATGCCTCCAGGTGCAGGAGCAGGTGGTCAATGATAAATAATAGTGGGCGAACGGACTGATCCTCCTTCTGTGCCAGTAACGCAGATAGCCCCTTATTACTTTACTGGAGTATCTTATATGTCTAATGACATTAAACAATACCTTCTCAAAAATTCTGTTCTTCCTAAAGAACATATTATAGATCGATATCTAAAATTTATCGATTATTATAAAAATATTAAATTCGATGGCTATATCGAAAATCACCATATCATTCCTCGATCGTTCAAAGGTACTAATGATAAAAACAATCTAATTAAATTAGGTGCCAGACATCATTATATTGCCCACCTGTTATTAGCGAAGGCAACTAATAATCCTAAAATGATTAAAGCATTACACAAAATGGTTTATTCAACAAAGGGCGATGTTCAACGTGATTACAAAATTACCAGCAAAATATATGCGTATCTTAGAGAAGAACACGCAAAGGTTGTTAGCGGTTATAGTAAAAATACAGTAGTCGCCAAACAAATTTATACAGAAGAAATTAAAAGAATTCCTAAAAAATTATTTAATATGTACAATGGTATTTTATATGAAGCCTTGGCTAAAAATCGAAAAGATTCAGAAGAAACAAAAATTAAAAAACAAGCCGCTAGCAAAAGGCCGAGAGAGCCGTACAAACAAGGATTACGAAGTAGAAGTTTAGCCGCATCTAAATATTCATACAGCACTCCCTTGGGATTTTGCGAGAACAGCAACGATTTATTAAAACTATATCCAACATTTACCAAAAATACATTGACTGTATTAGATAATAATGCTATAATAACTAAACGATTTTGCTATTTTCATAAAGATTTTTTTCCGTATATCGGAAAGACATTCGAGGAATACGGCATTACTAAACAGAAAAGGATTTGAATGTCAAAATTACATTATACAGAATTATTTTATAGCATACAGGGAGAGGGAAGATATATGGGAGTCCCAAGTGTCTTCTTGCGTACATTTGGTTGTAATTTCCGTTGCAAGAATTTTGGAAGATATGAAAAAGATATTCTCGGGGTTGATGAAACCCATAATCCAGAAGTTGTTGAGTTTATTAAAAATATCGATCAATATAAAACATTCGGTGATTTACCGTTAGCTAAAACCGGATGTGACAGTTATAGTTCTATCTATCCAGAATTTAAGAAATTTGTTATTAAAGAAAATTCTAACGAACTAGTAGCTCGAATCATGGAGATCCTGCCATTAGGTCATTGGAGTCAAGAGCATTTGGTCATAACAGGCGGTGAACCCCTACTAGGTTGGCAACGTGCTTATCCAGATTTACTAGATCATCCAGACATGCAGGATCTCAAAGAGATCACATTTGAAACAAATGGTACCCAAAAACTAACTCCAGAATTCAAAGAAGCATTGAGCAAATGGAGGATTTCTAATCATCGGTTGAATAGAGAAATTACATTCAGTGTAAGTGCCAAACTTCCTTGCAGTGGTGAGAAGTGGGAAGATGCTATCAGACCAGATGTGGTATGTGATTACGAACAGTACGGTACAGCGTATCTCAAATTCGTAGTGGCTACAGAAGAAGATATCGCAGATGCCGAACGTGCTATAGACGAATTCCAACAGGCAGGATTCTCAGGACAGATTTACCTGATGCCGGTAGGAGGTGTAGAGAGCGTATATGCCTTAAATAATAAAGCAGTGGCCATGGCGGCTATGAAGCGTGGATTGAGATACAGTGATCGACTTCAAGTTCCCTTGTTCCGCAACGCATGGGGAACGTAATTAAAATACCCCATTTATTTGTAAATAGTATAAATACTTTATAAACAAATGGGGAAGTATGTCAAATCCAATAAACAAGAAAACAAAAGAACAATTTATAAAAGAAATCCCAATGGAGTTAGGAATAACTATTACTGGTGATTATATCAATACTGATACAAAAATAGAGTATATATGCGAGCACGGTACAAATTTATCGTTGCCGTGGCAAATTAAAAAAATGAAATTTTGTTGTCGCAAGGGGTACTATGCAAGTGGCAACATGTGGAAGTCTAACACCAATACTATTGAAGATGCAAAAGAAAGAACATTGAGAGATCGCCCAGATACAGATGTATCAAATGTTTATTTTGAATGGGACGGGCGGTATAAAAGACTGTATGGTATTAGATGTACCATACACAATATTGAATATTCGAGTATATTAGGAAGTAAGGTAGGCATGTGTCCTACCTGTTACAAAGAACAAAATATAAAAAAGATTTTAGAAGCAGGACCAAAAGCATGGGCAAGTCAATCGACTGGCAGTTTTGTTTCTAAAGCAGAAACTAAATGGTTAGACGGATTAAACATAAAAGATAGACAAGTGTGGCTGGAGGATGTAAAATATAAAGTAGATGGATACGATCCTATTACTAATACAGTATATTTGTATCATGGCAGATTCTGGCACGGATGCCCTAAAACTTTTGATCCAGAAATGATACATCCTATAGTAAAAATACCAATGAAAGATTTATACGAGAAAACTATGTATTACGAAAATAAAATTAAAGAAGCAGGATATAATCTTATAGTAGAGTGGGGTACATAATGCCTATACCACAGCCACAATTCAGGACGCTTGGCGAGTTGACTGAACGGGCATTTCGTGAACGTGCAAAATGGCAAGTGCGATATCTATGGTGGCCTAAACGCTGTAGCTTATCAGGTCAACGGCTGTGGTTCTGCCGGGCATACAAAGGCGTAGCCATGTGGACTGGCCCAGATGAACCTGTATATGAAACAAAATATCACGGTAGTGCTGAACACTTGATATGGTTATTAAAAGGAAACACATGATTAAAAAATTACTCAAAAAATGGATCGGATTAGATGAGATCGAAGCCGCTACCGAAATAGCCCAACAAAAATTCGTTGAAGCTACACAGGCCGCAGAAGAGGCTGTAGAAAAAGAACGATTGGCTAAACTGAGTCCAAAAGAACTAGCCACAGAGGCCAAAGAACCTTGGGTCAATGTCATACAGACACACGTTGCCAAAGATGATCTCAAGAATGGTTTTTTCGAACTTGACTGGAACGAGTATTTCGTGCTACAATTAAGAACTGCCGGATATAGTGGCACAACAGAAGAAGAAGTTGTAGATCAATGGTTCCAAGAACTCTGCAGAAACATAGGCGCTGAAGAAGGCGTTGACATGACTCGTAGAGGTAGTGGATTTGTTAATAGAGCCCTAAGAGACGATGGAAGAACTGAGGTTTATTGATGTCAAAGACATACATATTGGTTGATACAGCAAATTTATTCTTCCGAGCTCGTCACGTTATGCGTGGCGACCTAAATGACAAGATAGGTATCAGCATACACACGGTACTGAGCGGTGTTCGCAAGGCCTGGAGAGATTTCAAAGGTGATCATGTGGTATTCTGCCTAGAGGGTCGAAGTTGGCGTAAGGACTACTACGCACCTTACAAGCGACAGCGTAGTGATGCCCGTGCCGCACAGAGCCCAAAAGAACAAGAAGAAGATCGTGTATTTTGGGAAACATTCGATCAGTTCAAAGATTTCATCACCAACAAGACCAACTGTACTGTCTTACAGAATCCACAGTTAGAAGCAGATGATCTCATCGCTGGTTGGATACAGACGCATCCACAAGACAATCACATCATCATATCAACTGACGGCGACTTCGCACAGCTGATAGCACCAAACGTAAAACAATACAATGGGGTCATGCAGGTCACTACTACCCACGAAGGCTATTTCGATGAAAAGGGTAAACCTGTGGTAGATAAGAAGACCAAAGAAGTGAAACCTGCTCCGGATCCAGAATGGTTGTTGTTCGAAAAATGTATGCGTGGTGATACCAGTGACAATATCTTTTCAGCCTATCCAGGCGTGAGAGAAAAAGGCACAAAAAATAAAGTTGGACTCCGTGAAGCGTTCGCCGATAGATCCAGCAAAGGCTATAATTGGAATAACATGATGCTACAGAAATGGGTAGATCACGAAGGAGTCGAACATCGTGTCCTAGATGACTATAGCCGCAATGTACGTCTCTGTGATCTTACTCAACAACCAGATGACATCAAGGAGATCATCAAGGAGACCATCTCAACCGCTACACAGGCAGAGAAATCAATTCCACAGGTAGGAGTGCGTTTCTTGAAGTTCTGTGCCGAATATGATCTACAGAAGATCAGTGAACAGATAGACAGCTATGTCCAACCATTAAATTCGAGGTATGTACTATAATGTCAACAACTAAAGTATTAGTTCCCAACAAGGAATGGTTAATTAAAAACGGTGAATTTAAGATCGGTAGTATAATCAAACAGAAAAAAGGTTATACCTTCAATCGTAATGGACAGAGTATTCCATTTGACGACTTAGATGAAGTCAAATCACAATTGGGAATTATTAAACTAGCCGAACCTATCAAGAAATCAACAGATACCATAACTAATAAAGCGATCTATGATTATCCCTGCTCGAGCAAACCATACGAACCTGTCTACAGTGTCAAGGATAAATTGCCTCTATTTGCCAAGAGCTCAAAGAGCAAGAGCCAATACTGCGCCGGCTACTATGTGATCAAATTCCGTAAAGGTTGGGTTAAAAGTTTCTGTCCGAAATTAATCACATTGGAAAGATATCCTTATCACGGACCTTTCAAGACCGAAGCAGAAATGAAGAGCATGTTAAACACGGTTAATAAATTATGAAACAGCTAAACACCTTACCTATCGAATCTTTCCTAGAAAAAGCCCGTATCGCTATACGCAGTAATCAACGCAATCTTACCTTAACCATAGATGAAGTTACCAATCTGCAGAACAGCCTAAGTGTGGTTATGACACGTTTAACCGGAGAAATGGATCAGATAGTGGCATCTGCACAGCAGGGTCCAACAGAGGTTAAAATAGACGGTGGTGGTTTCTAAATTTTTGGATAAATATATACGTACATTTAAGAGAGCGTATATCGTGAGTCGTCCAAAACCAAAAGTATTATTAGAAATCACTAACAAAAAAACCTATAAAACCGAACAGGTATTAGAAGCAGAGGCTATCTGGGCTGTGTTCTATCAGGATCAACCCATTAATCTAAAAACCAGTAGTGTGATAGTCAATCAGTTGGGTCCAAAATATAAAAAGGTTAGTTTTTCAAACTCAGGTCATGCTCTTAATCTCGCTGAAAAACTCAATAAACTATTCCAAACCCAGGACTTTTCTGTGTATAAACTTACCACGGGAGAGAAGATAACCGATGGGTCTAAAGACTGAACTCACCCAAAAAGTAGCGGCACATCACGGACTAGAAGATAAACTTTCACAATGCCGCGTGGCATGGTGGCAGGACCCACGTGATCAAGATTACGGATTCCAACTGACCACTGAAGGGTTTATAGCGTTGACAGATGCTGATATCAAGAGCTATCCCATAAAGTTCGAAGAAGAACTCTATATAACCAATCAGTTGACTATTTGGTTAAACAGGCACATGCCCTGCCCATTTTTCCTAACTCGAGACAGAATCTATGTATTCAGCGAACATATGGCTGTACAACTGGTGTTGTTTTCTGGCAACCTAGAGCGTTATATACGGGCTAAAATAGATAAATTAAAAGACTGATTGATCTTTTCCAGAAATTCCTGTATAATAATATTATTGTAGCAACAAAATATTACCAACACACTAACAAGGAATATCATGGCAGAAAAGATCAGTAGCAATCGTACAGTCACTCCAAACGAAGCCAAACGCAGTATCCGTAAATGTATCAAGGTACAGCGTCCTGTATTCATGTGGGGTCCTCCAGGTATCGGTAAAAGCGATATCGTTAAACAGATTGGCGAAGAACAAAATCGTGAAGTAATCGATGTACGTTTAAGTCTTTGGGAACCTACAGACATCAAAGGTATTCCCTATTACAACAGTAATTCAAATACTATGACATGGGCACCTCCAGCAGAACTGCCTACTGATCCAAATTCTACTGCTATCTTATTCCTTGATGAGTTGAACTCAGCGGCTCCTGCTACACAGGCGGCGGCTTTCCAGTTGGTATTGAATCGCCGTGTTGGTACTTATGTGCTTCCAAAAGGTGTGTCAATCGTTGCCGCGGGTAATAGAGAAGCTGACAAAGGTGTTACATATCGTATGCCAAGTCCGTTGGCCAATCGTTTCGTACACGTCGAATTGAAAAGTGATTACGAAGATTGGTTAGAGTGGGCCGTCAATAACAAGGTGCATGAGCAGGTCGTAGGTTATATTGGTTTCGCCAAAAACGACTTATATGATTTCGATCCAAAATCTAGTTCACGTGCTTTTGCCACTCCACGTTCATGGTCATTCGTAAGTGAATTGCTCAAAGATGATGACTTAGACGAAGGTACGCTGACTGATTTAGTAGCAGGTTCCGTTGGTGAAGGGCTGGCTGTGAAGTTTATGGCACACCGCAAGGTAGCTAAACAGATGCCTAAGCCAGAAGACATCCTGTCAGGTAAAGTGGCCAAATGCGATATCAAAGAGATCTCCGCTATGTATTCGTTGACTGTGAGTATGTGTTATGAGCTCCAGACAGCTAATCAGAAAAAGGTCAAGAACTGGGATGGTATGGCAGATAACTTCTTCCAGTTTATGATGGATAATTTTCCGACTGAATTGGTAGTGATGGGAGCGAAAGTGGCTCTCACATCCTATCAGTTACCGTTCGATGCCAGCAAGTTAAAGAACTTCGATCGTTTCCATCAGCAGTATGGAAAATACATCATACAGGCGATGGAAAATTAAATAGAGCCCGAAAGGGCTCTTTTGTTTTCCCAATATAATCGTCTTTTCTCTGCCATCTTTGCCCGGGTCTCGGGGCTTTGAACTCTTCCACGCAAACCTGCAGATATTTTAGCTCGTGTTTCGTCCGATGATTTAGTACCAGACCTTATTTGGGACATAAGTTTTTTTTGAGCCTCAAACATAGGCTTGCCCTTATTGTGAGCTGGTTGTCCTTTTCTAGCCGCTGATATATTTCGCTTGCCTTGTTCAGAATGCGGTTTTTTCTTTTTACCTGTTTGAGCTAAAGATACATTCCTCCTATGCTCCTCAGTCAGATGATCCTTGGTAACAAAATATTTCCCGCCAATATTTTCATTAAACCAATGTTCGTTATTAACTACATCCAATCTCTTCAATACACGATGTTCCCACTCTATAGCAGATGCCTTGTCACTAAATGTCTTTCGGATCTCGAATATGAAACTGTCGACCCCATGTTCTGTTATCAATCTTTTGATCTTTTTAGATGATGTGAAATAGTTGGTCCAGAGTTCTCCAGGATGGCATCCTCGGCGAGTTCGAACTCCGTAGTAGTGTTGCCCTGTGAGCTTAAATGTAATACGATAGGTAAATGGTGTATAAATATTATCCACGCTGTAACTCCTCATAGTTATAGAGCTCCTGGATGTTGACGCATCGCGAGGGGCATTTTTATTTATACCAATTTTGCCATATTTCTTGAATCTTTTTATAGATTATGTATAATTAAATGAGTATCACATTTTTGCGATACACTATAAAATATTTTATAGAAAAACCGCCGAACTTTTTGAAGTCGGTACCTTAACATTTATATAAAGGAAAAAGTATGTTAAATCTATTAAGTCAATCTGCCTCTAAAGGCGTCTCAGCAGTTGAATTACCCAAAAGTCTACAACATTTAATCAATGGTCCTGCCATTGGTGTTCCCGCTCCTGGAGATAGAATTTCTGTAGATACTCCGATGAGTATTGTTCAACGACCATTACATAAATCTTATGTTATACAGCATATTGAAAAAAGCCAGTGTGTTGATTGGAATTTATTTGGATATGTAACTGCTGTTCGAAATCAAGAAGGTAATTTAGAAATGATAAATGGCCAGCATCGAACCAGTTTAGTTAAAACACTGTTGCCTGGCTGTAAAGAAATTCCGGCACATATTATCGACAGTAATGATTCAGAGTATGTGGCAAAATTATTTGGGCTCATGAACGGAGGTGCTACCAGAAATGTAACCCGAGAAGAGAGATTATGGGCAGACGTTTTAGCTAAAGATCCAAAAGCTCTTCATGTTAAAGCAGTATTAGAAAAGTGCGATTTAGCCTGCGGTATGGTAAATGCCGCAGAAGGACGCATTGATGTTAAGTTGGCCAATTTTGAAAAATGTATTAGTTTTGGATCAGAAGAAGCACTAGTAAGAGCAATCAATCTAATAAGACAGGCATGGCCAGGAAAAACAGCCATTGATAATTTATTATCTGGTCTAACAAGACTATTCGCTTTGCCACAATATAAAGATTTGTCCAACAATAAAATTGCTACCGGTAAGCATTTTGAAAAATGGTTTGTTGATATTGTTCCGGCAGTGTTAAGTTGGAATCAATTACAATTTAAGGTTTATCGAAATAATCCCCGCTGGTATGAAGGCATAGCTTATGGTATTGCTAAACAATTTAGGACCTACATGGTTGGTCAAGGACTTGTTAGTCCTGCTTTGAAAACTATTAAAGATATCTACACAAAAGGTATCGACGGGTCGATTAGTGACGACGACGAAGAGTAATTAAGAAGGGGCCCTGCGGGGCCTACTCTCACCTCACTAAAAATTACAAGGAAAAATAACAATGAATAAAAAGAAGCCAATAAGAAACTATAGATCCATCAGCGAGATGTTAGATGGTATAGGTGGTCACAAGCACAAAAAGAGTAACGAAGAACAACCATATACCGGCTTACGAAGACCTGGCAACGAAAATAAACCATCAGATCCGTCGAAAACAGAAGATATAATAAGAATGATAAGGGAGAGGCATGAACAGGCCAAAGAACAACAGGCTAGTTTTCACGAGTTCAAAGAGTTGGAACCCGCTACCAATGCCATGGGACTCTACTTACAGATCGTCGAAGCTGTTCAAGGTGAAAAGGATCCAGAAAAGATCCGAGGTCATTTCGAATATATGCTACAGATGATTTTGGAAGATGTGCCCGACGACATGGCTTCATATATCAGTGATAAGATCTGGGGATTACCTTGATATTTTCCAAAATATCTGTTATAATAGTGTATTACTAACACACACAAGGAAAAACAAAATGGCCGTAAAATCATGGTATCTATCGGTAGTAGAAAAAGGCACTAACAAGGCAGTCGAAGGACTCAAGAGCAAGATGTTCTTCACCGCTCCGGATATGAACAAATGGGTTAAAGAACAAGAATTACAAGAAAAATATCCGCCAGAACAATACTATTACATCAAAGAAAACTATTGACCTTTTGGTAAAAAGAAGCTATAATAGTATATATATACAGTTAAAAAGGAGCCCAGATGTCGTCAGTGATGAAAGCAGAGAAAACAGCTAAACCTAAAAAAACTCGTGAGTTTACTGCTGTTGAAAAGAACAAGATCGTAGAAAAACTAGTCACTGCTCGTGTAGGCCTACTACTGCGACATCCATTCTTCGGCAATCTGGCTACTCGTTTAGAATTAGTTGATGCTAGTGATTGGTGCTCAACATTGGCTACAGATGGTCGTAAATTTTATTACTCAAATGAATTTGTCAACAAGCTGACTCCAAAACAGGCAGAGTTTGGATTCGCACACGAAGTGCTACATAATGTATTCGATCACATGGGACGCCGAGATGGCAGAGATCCAACATTGTCAAACATCGCCGCTGACTATGCGGCTAATCAGATCCTCAAAGATGAACGTATCGGTGAAGTTCCCGAGTTTATCAAGATCTTCCAAGATAACAAATACCGTGGTTGGAGTTATGAGCAGATCTATAACGAGCTTTATGATAAAGCAGAGAAGATCGACATCAGTGAGTTAGGTGAACTCTTAGACGAACATCTAGATGGTGAAGGTGATGAAGATGGGGATGGAGAAGGTGACGGCAAAGATGGCACAGGTCGTCCTAGACTCTCCGCAGAAGAAAAGAAAAAGATACGCGATGAGATCAAAGAAGCCATGGTAGCCGCGGCACAGGCCGCAGGTGCCGGACGTATTCCAGCAGGTGTAGCACGCATGATCAGTGATTTCACAGAACCAAAGATGGATTGGCGTCAACTGTTACGTATGAGCATACAGAGCATCCTAAAGAGCAACTTCAGCTTCAGCCGTCCAAACCGTAAATCACAACACTCAGGTGCTGTGTTGCCAGGTATGATGAATGAAGAAACTATCGATGTATCTATCGCTATCGACATGTCAGGCAGTATCAGCGATAAACAGGCCAAAGACTTCTTATCAGAAGTCAAAGGCATTATGGACGAATATGTAGACTTCAAGTTAGATATCTGGTGCTTTGATACCCAGGTATACAATTATGCCAAATTCACCGGTGACACCGCTGATGAGATCATGAGCTATGAGGTCAAAGGCGGCGGCGGTACTGACTTCGATGTCAATTGGAAGTTTATGCAAGATGAAGACATCGTTCCTAAGAAGTTTATCATGTTTACAGACGGATATCCCTGCGGTAGTTGGGGTGATGAGGACTACTGCGATACCCTGTTTATCATACATGGCGACGAAACCATAAATGCGCCATTTGGCCAGACCGCTCATTATAAATAAGTGAGTATATAATGTCGCTTAGTCGTCAGGAAGTTAATCCTCTAGGTATTTTAGGTCTGCGTAAATTGAATTTTATTCCGGCTCATTTTACCAAGATTTCGGTAGATGTATCTGTGGATATCAAACTTCTAGATCGCTGGATTGGCTATAACTTAAATAGTAGGTATGCTATTAGACAAGGTTACAGTTTAGATTCAGATAATAAACTAATAGATGTTATAGAAATAGGTATAGAGGATCCAAAAGAAATATTAATGTTATCTCTAGGATGCCCTTATATACACTCAAACAACAAGGAAAAGAATTAAAATGGAAAATCAAGAACAAGCTCAGACAACAACTCCAGAAGGAGTAGCACCACAGGCTCCAGCACAGCCAGAGTTCAGCATCGCTGATCTACAGAATCTACGTGCTATCGTTGACCTATCAGCCAAGCGTGGAACATTTACAGGTGCCGAACTGTCATCAGTAGGACAGGTATTTGATCGCTTAAATGCTTTCTTAAATGCTGTAGCACCTCCACAGCAGACTGCACAGACACCTGCTGATACTACAACGGACGCACCAGCAGCCTAATAGGAGACCGAGATGAAACACATAGCAAAAATGAAAAACAATTCTGCTCGAGTTGTGGTAGCTTATAGAACTATCCCCGGAGATGCAGGAAGTGCTCTTGTAGTTGGAACACAGGGCCTACCAGATGCTTATCACGACAGTTTGATGCAGTTGGTACAGGAAGATGCCGGACAACAGACCAATGAACTAGCAGATGTCCTAGCGGTCCGTAAATTCCCAGATGGTACGAATATGTTGGAATTTTTGCATACACGTGGTCATCTCAAAAAGGTTCCTACCAATCTAGTTCTGATGACTCCTAACACTCAAACAACTATCCAGTTAGATGAGTTAAACAAGATGATCGCTGAACAAAAAGGCCTTACTGTAGATGACCTAGCTGTCAGTGAAGGCGTAGATGTTCCAGTTAAGAAATCTTCTAGTCAAGAAGAAGTAGTAGTCAGTGATGTACCTGCTGTTCAACCACAGGCTCCAACACCGGCTTCACTGCGTTCTAAAGCAGATGAATTATTGGCAGAAGCCAAGGCTCTACGTGAACTAGCAGACTCATTAGATAAACCAAAAGCCAAGGCAGCACCTAAAACTAAAAAGACCACGGTCACAGTTTAACGGGCCTAGAGTATTATCACGATAGGGGCCTAGGCCCCTATATCTTTTTAAGGAATAAGATGTTAAACGCAGATCATACATATACAAATGCACTCCACGAGATATTAGAAACAGGAGAACACAGAGAGGATCGAACAGGAACCGGTACTATCGGTGTCTTTGGAATGAATCTTAAATTTGATCTAGGCAAAGTATTTCCAGCCATAACCACTAAAAAATTAGCCTGGAGATCTGTAGTATCAGAACTGCTTTGGTTTATCAGTGGCAGTGGCGATGAGCGCAGATTAAAAGAATTACTCTATGGCGATGCAAATTCAGACAAGAAAACCATCTGGTCAGATAATGAATCAGCTGACTATTGGCAACGCCGTAAAAAGTTCAAAGGTGACCTAGGAAGGGTCTATGGAGTACAATGGCGTACCTGGCGTGCTCCGGTATTTGGTGCCAATCGAATGGGAGTAAAGCACATAGATCAGTTGATAGATCTGATCAACAATATCAAAAAGGATCCCTATAGCCGACGCCATATACTGTCAGCTTGGAATCCAGGTGAACTAGAATTGATGGCTCTGCCCCCTTGCCATATGATGGCACAGTTCTATGTTAGCAAGGATAACAAACTAAGCTGCCAAATGTATCAGCGTTCAGCAGATATGTTCTTGGGATTGCCATTTAATATCGCCAGCTATGCTCTATTGACACATATGATAGCCCAGGTATGCGGATTAGGTGTAGGATCGCTGACTATCTGTATCGGAGACGCCCATATCTATTCTAATCACGTAGATCAGGTAAAAGAACAGTTGTCAAGGAAACCATTTCCTCTACCAAAATTGATGTTGAGCCCAGGAATAGATAATATATTAGATTTTACTATGGACGACATCGTCTTAGCAGACTATCAGTGCCACGATGCTATAAGAGCACCAATGGCTGTCTAGACTACCAGTACTTCTATCACTCCAAAGCCCTGGTCTTGACTGCCTAGGGCTTTCGCTATTACAGCGTTTGGACTATGATCTTCGGTTATAGCCTGGGCATATCCGGCTGTGGTGCTGGTGACTAGTAGATCACCTCGTTGTACACGACCCACTACCTTGCAAGGTACACGACCTTTTAAGGCAATATAGGGGTGAGTTTCGTCGGTTCCTGCTTCGGAATTCATCTGATATGCTGGATTTTTGCTGACAATTCCAATGACTTTTACATCACCTGGAATATATGTAGTAGTAACTTCAGCTTCACCACCTATGACTAATACAGTGCCTTCTTCATATAGATCATCTGCTTCATAGCGTTCTGCTAGGTCAGCAAATTGAGCCGATGAAGCCACAGTGTTCAGCACACCGTTGGCATAGGTAATACCACTATCTGTAACTAAACTAGTGCCGCCTGTACTGGTACTGGCCAATGGAACGTAGTAGGGACTAGTTACTGTGGTAGGTGTCACTGTAACGCCGGCAGCTGTTACGGCTGATAATGATTCTGCGGCAGTTCCCCAGAAGTAATAATCACTACCTCGGGTACTGCCCAAAGGTACATCTGGATTAACCAAATATCCTGTGTTGGGATCTATGCTGTTGGCACCAGACAGTGTGATTCCTCTAACCACAACAGGGAAACGTGCAGGATCTAGATCTGTACTTTGATAAGGTATAAAACTAGGATCAGTTTCACTCATCACAGCGATAATCTTATTACCGATGGTACCTTTAAGGATGGTTATGGCAGGACTGCTGACATTAGAATATTCATCATTAGGCAACCAATTGGCTTTGGTACTTAGGCTAGGTCCTATGATCTGATATGCGGATCCGTCGAAGGTTTTTAACAGTTGATTCTGGGTATCCCACCACAGGTCTCCTACTACACTATAAACAGGAATAGTAGATTGTATGCGGATGGTAGCTAGACCTTTGAAACTAGATCCATCATAGACTTTTAGTTTACTCTGGGTAGGATTCGTATCGAACCAGGTTTGGCCGATGATAGGTTTAGCTGGTTGAGAAGTATTGGCGAAATTTTCCAATAGATAGACGAAATTTTCGTTTATAGCCAGTCCATATCCTGCATAGTTCTTACCTACTAGATTTAGGCTGGTACTGATATCTACATTAGAATCATCTACTGTGGTTAATACTTTTCCGTCGGTTTTATATATTAAGTATGGCATAGTTATTCAGGGACGTTGATCCAGTTTTGTAGGGTTTGATTTGGGCTGTATTCTGGTACTACGTTGCTCAATGATTGATAATATGAAGTGACATTACCAGTAATATCCCTAGTTTGAGGAATAGGATATACCATTACGGCATCCCAGCGATTCTGTCCTATACTGTTGTCATAGATTATCCTAAATCTACGGACATGTTGATCATCTCCTGCCAGCTGAGGATTTGGCAATCCGGAAGGAGTATATACCATCACACTGACTTCGCTGCCTACAGAGAATCCCGATTGATCTATAAGGTCAACAAACGGAACCTGCTGGGCATTTACTGGAGGAAAAGCCATGGTCAATAGTCGCTGTATAGCAGGATTCTGAGATGTTATCAATTGATTATAATCATAAGGATTGATAGGATCACCAGGAACCGGAGCATACTGCGGAAATAATGACGCTAGATTTACTGATAAGCTGAGACCTTTGTTCACTATGCTACCACTATAGTGGATGTCTTTGAATATTGTTAATCCTGCTACTACAGACTGCTGAGTACTGGTACCAAAATAGGTTAAAGAATCAGAACTGCTCATAAGGAAAGGCGTACTACTGATCAGGCCAATCACCGTACCGTAGTTTTCTAGTAATGTCACGTTCTGTGTTATTCCGTTGACATCTTTGACTGGAGCTGTAGGTAATACCCAACCTTCTCCGCCTATCGATGCACTGAAAGCAGGACCTATGATCCAGGTAGCTGTGCTGGCATTGGGTTTGATATGTAGTTGTTTATTGATCTGATCGAACCAAAAATCACCTATTCCTAGATTGGTAGGCAGATTAGGATTGATTTCTGCTCCTATGACATTTCTCCAACCGAGGGCAGTGTCGAATATGTTCAACTGGCTGTTTACAGTATCATACCAAAGTTGACCAGGAAGAGGATTGATTGGTTTATCTTGGGGAGTACTAGAGCTATTACTCAGTACCGTGACGAAATTTTCATTGATATATTGCCCATAACTGGCAACATTTTTACCTACTAGGGTAAGATTGGTTGTAACCTTATCAACAGTGCCATCTGCTATGATTGATAATATGGTGCCGTCGGAGTTGTATATTGTATATGACATAGTTTAATATTTATCCAGCTACCAGGTTCCTTGTACGACCACTATGCCAGGATATCCATTACCTGCACAGCCATCGGCTCCGTCTTGATTACTTCCCCCTCCACCGCCACCGGAACCGTAATAAGAAGCTGATTTGCCGTTGCTTCCGCCGCCTCCTACCCCCCCGACATTACCGCTGATCCCGGCATGACGTCCACCAGCACCGCCTGCGGCCACTGACTGTTGTAAAATTGCACTCAGTATTCCGTCCCCGCCTCGGCCAGAACGCGAATTAGATGCAGGTGGACTGTTGGCATTTTGTCCTGGAGCACCAGCTCCGCCGCCTCCACCACCCGAATCATATGAAGCGCCATTAGTAGATCCAGATCCTCCGGGATTACCTTGAGGACCTCCAGGAGCTCCTGATTGAGTACCTGTATCACCGCCGGCTGCCCCACCACCACCGCTGGCATTGGTAGGGACAGGACCTTGGTAGATGCCACCTCCACCTCCGCCGCCATAGGCTGTATACCCGAATGCTGAAGAGCAACCACCTGTGGCTCCTCGATTGCCGGTGCTTTTGCCAGAACCACCACCGCCGGCTCCTACGGTAATAGTATAGGGAGTATTTGGAGTCACGCTGAAACACAGCAGTTCTACCACTCCGGCAGCACCGCCACCACCCCCACCTCCTTGATTGTCGCCACTACAGCTACCGGTTCCACCGCCTCCGCCGCCACCTACTATCAGGATATTGACCTTTCCAACTAGTGATGGAGGTGCTGTCCAGGTATCACTGCTGGTAAATTTCAAGGTCTGTGTCACAGGAAAATAAGCGTGAGCACCGTAGAATTCTTTTAGGCTGATAGGCCTATTCCTACAATGCGGTGGTCCACAAGGTGTCCACGGATGTGGATATGTACTGTAGGGGTTGGCATCACTTCCTCCTACCCAATAGGCTCTGAGATTAGAATCAGCTCCTTGGAATTCTGCCTGTATCTGTTTCAAAGATATGGTTCCGGTAGTCTGTAGTGCAGGTCCTTTATATAGCGGAGTAAGTGTGCCAGGGGCTGTGAATACGTGTACAGTTTTTCCACCATGGCTGGTGGCATTACCACCTGAAAATAAACTAGATCCGGAATAGGCTACAGCTACGATTCCGGATCCGCCTGCACTGTAAGCACCGCCTCCGCCACCTGTTCCGGGAGTTCCAGAAGTTCCTGCAGGTCCACCTCCACCAGATCCTCCCGATCCAGGATAACTACCACCATGACCGTTCCAAGTTCCTATCCCGCCACCGCCTCCACCTACTGTGAATACATAGCCGCTACAGCCTAGATCGACTGATACTCCGTCACCCCCAGCACCGCCATAGAACCCATTTCCCCAAGAACCGCCACAACCGCCGGCTCCACCGCCGCCTCCACCGGCCCATACACAACCCCAACGCCCGTGTCCTGTACCTCCCGGATTACCTTGCCCGGCTGTACCGCAGCCTCCACTCCAACAATTAGATGCACCTTCATCGCCTATCTGGGCCCATCCGCCGCCCCCACCAGAAGCACCGGGATTTCCATTCTGTAATGTTCCGCCCCCATTGCCGCCGCCGGATGCTGTGATGCCAAAAACAGAACTAGATCCGGCAGCAGTGCCGCCAGATGCTCCATTTCCTACCGAGATATTAAATGCCTGAGTGCTACAGATGACAGTACACCCATGGATGACTCCACCAGCTCCACCGCCGCCAGCACTGCCGGCTCCGCCACCGCCTACTATGAGATAATAAACTTTCGTTGATACAGCGGTCATAGATTATCCTATACGACGTTTTAATTCGTCTATCTGTAGTTGTTGTTCTTTAATAGCTTCAACTAATAGACCTATTAGAGCATTATACCCAATACCTAAAAATCCTGTAGCATCATTGACTGATACTATTTCAGGAATCACAGCCTCTACTTCCTGTGCGATCAATCCCAGGCTGGCCTTGCCGCCTTTTTTATAATTGAAACTCACTCCACGCAGGGCTAGAGTTTTAGCCAGTGCATCGGTGATGGTCTCTATGTTGTCTTTTATCTCACGATCTGATCCGGCTACCACATCACCCGATAAGGTAAGAGTTTGATTGAGATAGTTATAGGTCATACCTGTATCGCCTGCGAGTTCAGAACCTGCACCTTGACCATAGGCTACCTGACCTGCTGTTAAACCTACAGCACTGTCCCATTCTGGAGTCGTGCCATTTGATTTTAGGTATTTGCCTGTGGTACCGATCGATAAGAACGTGGTAACACCACTGGCTGACTGATACGCTAGACTACCTCCAGCACCCCCTGAGAGATTTGAAGCGGTACTGACTGATAGAGTATTTCCATTCTTGAACCCTGTCTGTCCTGCTCCGGTCTGCACTACAAAATATCCAGCTGATCCACCGGCGATATTAGTAGCAGTATTCACTGATATCTGGCTAGCAGTTAAAAATCCTGTCTGATTGATTCCTATCTGGTAAGGGAATGTGTTGATCGGTCCTATTAAATTGCCAGCATAGGTAGCAGTGGCAACACTTAGATTGGTACCATTGACAAATCCTGTTTGATTAGCATTGATCTGTACGACAAATTGACCAGCTGATCCACCTATAATGTTATTGGTATTGTCACTGTAGCCTACACGAGTAGAACTGGTAGTTTGGAAATAGGGAGCTTGATTACCTCCACTGATCAATAGGCTTGACCCAGTCGATGCTGTAGAAACAAATCCAGTAGTGCCTGTCGATATCTGATATACCAATTGACCAGGAGCTCCTCCATAGATGTTGTCTGTTGAACCGGCTACGAATAATTCATAGTGAATAGATCCACCCACATATAAATTGCCGCCGATTCCAACACCGCCTTTTACTATCAATGCACCTGTCTGTGTAGACACCGACGGTGCTGATGAATTGATCTGAACACTGCCTTTGCCTAGTCTGGTATTCAACTGTATATTGCCATAACCGTAATCTGGATTGCGATCGTTAAGCAATATTAGATCGTTGTTTGATTTGTAAATCTGTATCTTGCCCTTGCTGGTTCCATAGGTATCATCGCTGGATGTCAGCACTATGCCATCAGTATTTTGGAAGAACACACGACCTGTGATGACCTGACCTTGGCCTGGAATATCTCCACCCGCTACATCATCTTTGATAAGGAATCGATCAGTTGGTACTCTCAGTGTCAGTGCACCTGGATATAGATTTAGTGCGTCTGCTGAAAAAGCAGTTCCCCAGAATTTACCCAGGGTAGTCATATTGGTACCGGTATTCAATAGGGAATTAAAATTAGGTATTACAGGATTAGGATAGAAACTATCAGCGGTATCTATAGAGACAGTGACATTTTCTATCTTATGCTCTATTATCCAATGTAGATTGCCTGCACTGTCTGAAACTAATTTTGGAAAACTTCCTGTAGTTACAGCAGGGTTGATGGGAGCATAGAAAGAATATACACCGCCCGGAGCAAGAGAATTTAAAGGCTGACTTAGTTGTACAGCACCGCTAGATGCTGTAGATAATACCACAGTTTCTGGAGACACCGCAGGTCCTACGCAGAGATCTAATCTAGATATAGATCCTATCACAGAAGGAGATACATATAAGGTACTGGTTCCGGCTATGGGAGTGATCGTGGTTGATGTGCTGGGATTGATATTATACTGAGCCTGTGTTCCGCCTATCTGTTCCCAAGTACCATTGCTGGCATATAGACTTAAGAGATTATTATGTGTATCCACCCATAAATCACCGGGCTGGACATTGGTATTAGTTGACAAGCTGGGATCTGTGCCCTGTTGCCATACTCCGTTCGTTGGGGACCATCGTTGTCCACCTGTCACGGTATTGACTTTTAATTTGTTATTGGCATTGTCATACCAGAGCTGACCTCGGATGGCATGAGATGGTGGATTTGAGTTAGAGAAGTTTTCTAATAGATGTAGGAAATTTTCTGCTATCTTCTGTCCATAATTAGGATAACCACGACCTACTAGACTTAGGTCAGTATCAGTGGTATTGATACCAGGCGGCATATCTGGTACTGTGATAAATGTGCTTGTAGTAGGATCAGAAAATTTTATCGTATATGACATCGTTAGATTCCAGCTGTTAGACTTTGTATTCTTATCGTATAATCAATCTGTATCATTCGATTCAATGATTTCTGCACAGGATGGAATATGACATGGGTCAATAGATTTCCCATATCAGCTCCGTCTGGGCTATAGGCTTTGAGACCTAATTCATCAAAGACAAATTGTCCATCTGTGGTTGTAGCATTATCATAGGCCTGCTGACCATTCGGTTCGCCAAAATCTAGCAAACAGCTGATCAATACATCACTGTAAGGAGCTCCTGCTATGTGTCGTACCTGCATAAAATTGCGAGCAGGATCTAGATCTGCCGGGCTTGCGGCATCTACATTCTTATAGTAGGTTTCGTTGTATAGACTAGCACCTGTGCCTATGACATTGGGAGTGAGATAAGTTATGATACCTGTTTGATCTATGCGTGTTCCGCCATTGCCGAATACCATTTCTGATATAAATCCCTGTCCTTGATTACTGACAGCATTGGCCAATGCTATAGAAAAATTCTCGTGATGTATGGCATTGGGTTTATCTATATAGACTTCTTTTGTCTCGGGATCAAATATTTTTATATGTCCCCTGATGTTTACTCCGCCTAGTTCGTTTGGTTTATTCATTTTATCCTGTTCCATAGCAATATTTATACGGCTATTATAGCCCTAGTTTAGACTTGAGCAGTGCGATATCTGCAGCCATCTGATCGATAATAGCCTGCTGTTCTTTGACAGCTTCGATCAGCAAAGGCGTCAATTTCTCATATCGGATAGCTAGATAGCCATCGCCCTTGTCGTAGACTACTTCGGGCAATATCGCCTGGACATCCTGTGCAATAAGTCCTATATCATTTGGCAAGGCTGAAGCGGTGATCTTTGACAGATAATCTGCTGTCCAATCATAGGTCACGCCTGTCAAGGCCTTTACAGTACCTAGAGCACTCTGTATAGGTTGGATATTTTCCTTCAATCTCCTATCACTACTGCCATAGTATGCTGTGATATTGCCCACAGAGGAGATGTCATTGTTAAACTGCCATAATCCTGTACTATCAATTTTCAATGCCGCCCACTCGGCATTACCGGCCGTGTTGACTATCTGTAATCTAGCGAATCCAGTCGTAGCATTTCCATGGATTCTAACAGCACCAGTACTTCCAATATTGGGTGTAGTTACATCAATAATTCCGTTAACCGTTAAACCGGCAAATGTCGGAGTGTCGCTTGTACCAACTGATTGACCGATACTGATCACACCGGTACTGTTATTATAGCTAACTCCTGTTCCGGCACTTAGAGAACTCAGAGTTATATATGATGATAGGTTAGGGGGAGTAAATGTAAAGACTCCATTGCCGGTATTATAACTTAGACTTCCGCTGCCGCTGGCCGAAGCTGTCGACACACTGAGCGAGCTGGATGTAATATAGTGAGCATCATTAGTAAACCCACTGACAGCTGAAGGAGTTGTATAACTGATGACCCCAGTACCAGAGTCATAACTCAGATTACCACTGACACTAATAGCACCTCTAGCCAAGGCATTAGAAAAATATTTATTAGTACTGCCCTGTTGCAACGAGTCTGTGTTATGATTAGCTATACTAGATATCTGTCCTGTAATAGTATTAACTGCTGTGAGACTAGTTCCATTAAAGGTTAAATTACTGCTGTCCTGCAATAGTCCACCTGCTCCCGCATAGGTGACTCTCCCAGAGGTCAGTGCAGAATCAGTTATATTTGTAGTGGTGAATGCACCACTTATACGTATTCCGCTTCCAGCATTTATAGATCCCCCAACGTATAATGAACCGCCAATACCAGCACCGCCAGCAACCTGTAGATCGCCAGAAGTTGCATTTCCTTGATTAGCAGTATTGCCTGCTAGATAGACAGCACCTGTCTTGAATGTACCATAATTAGCACCATAGAATGTTCCAGTAGATGCTTCAGCTCCTGTATTATACCATTCTAGATACTTAGTGTCATTGGCCAGGACCAATGCCGCATTTTCATCACCCATCCCATTGATATAGTAGTGGAATCGGAATCCTATATCTCTGCCATCGTCTATTGCCCAGTTTGAATAAACTCCACTAGGCGGGGTGTGTAGTTCTATAATGTTATCTGTATAATAGGAATTAGTACTTAAGACTGAAGTCGCTGTTCCGCTGACTGTTAGGCTACCATTGATAGTTACGTTACTTCTAATAGTTGTTTGGCCGCCCGTCTTTGCCATCTCGATCAAAGAAGCATTGCCAAAAGCACTGACTGTGGTGATGTTTGTATCGAATAGTGTCAGTGTTCCATTGTTGGTACTGGCCAAGGTTGGATTTGTACCATTTATATTTAAGTTGGTTCCATTGGTCAGCGTTAAGGTTGGATTAGCTATGGTCAATGAACCAGTGGCTGCTCCTATGCTAATAGCGGTTGCCGCACCAAAAGCACTCACTGATGTAGGAACTGTGTTCCATAGACTCTGAGTATATCTAACCCCTTCTACAGTAGGACTGGCTATGATAGTCTGTGATCCATTTGCTTGATTACCTATATTAACCGTTGTAGCATTGCCAAAGGCATTCACCGTCGTGGTAGGATTGGTATTGATTAGATTTACAGTAGATTGATCGCTAGTAATATTGCTACCGTGTATGTTTAGATCACCATTGTCTTTCAACTGCAATAAGGTATTTAGATAAGCAGAATCGACTATCTGTAGAGACCCCACACTGTCTACTCGGAAGAATTTATTGGGATTAGTTGCTCCGACACCAGTATTCTGTACACGTAAAAAGTCTTGATAACCCGGCCCCCCTCTAGTATCTGATCCCGCAATCTGCAGTACTGAATCACTGGCTCCACTATAAGTCAATTTTAACATATTACCGATAGTGGTTGTTCCGCTAGTTGATCCTATGTTTAATGTCGTAGACTCTCCTGCAAAATTCACAGTGGTAGCTGTGGTGTTGACCAACGAGAAGTTGGTATTCATGGTATTGATACCTGCTACAGTCAATACACCATCGAGCCTGAAATTGCCCCCTATCGTGAGATTGCCATTGGCATCTATAGTGAGGTTAGGAGTAAATGTTCCGCCTGTGCGATCAGTAAAACTAGTTCCAGTACCAATCCGGAACTGTCTATTGTTGCTCTGTATGACTACAGGTCCGGCGGCACCCGGGCCATCGCTATTGCCCATGGTAATATAGCTGGTACCTGCACCCGCTACTACGCCCGAACCTGCTAGACTGAAACTGCCTGGATTGACAGAAGTACCCGCTTGTCTGATATTAAAATCACTGGCTCCGTCAATGCTACCGCCACCTGTGGTAATCTTTCCATCCCATTGCATCCACATTGCTAACTGCGGACTGATAGAACCAGTAGGAGTGGTAAAAAATCTCATAGCTGTAGCACCAGAAGAATCTGTGTAGGATTCTCCACTGATAGCATCTATTCTAGCTAGACCTGAAAGATACTGTGTCGTGCCGCGTCCTCCTGCTGATAGTGTCAATAGGATAGATCCTGCAGGTGTAGCAGATGGAGAACCAGCTGTGCCGCCTGCGTGTACGGCTCCCAAGATATTAGAATAATTCGCCGAGCCGAACGAATTCATCACTATGCGATTAGGCTGACTATCTGCTCCTATGATCTGTAGTGCGGCTGGTGCATAAGGAGCCACGTTGGCAGTGTTTGCATTAGCATTGACTGTTAAGAGACTGTTAGGACGAACCACATTGATACCAACGTTGCCGTTCTCTATAATCGTCAGTCTCTGTGTCCAGACTCCTAAACCTGCCTGTGCTACAGGTGCATTATCGAAGCTGAAAACACCTCCGGTTTCTGAAGGATCTATGTCTCCAACTATTCTCGTACCAGCATACAAGACATTAGTAGGAGAAGAAACCGTAGCGGCATATCGCTGATTTTCCCAATAGAGTCTAGAATCATCTAGAGCATAGATTCTTGAATAACTCTTAGCAATAATATTAGGGCTTGATATACGCAGTTTTCCTGCAACATCTAGAGCTTCTGCAGGAGTATTGGTAAGAATACCTATGTTGCCATTTGGTGTCATGGCGAGCTTGTGTGAGCCAACCTGAGATATATAAAAATTAGATCCACCAGCACTATTGGTGGTATCAATGTCTAGGGTAAGATTTCCACCCGAAGCACCTAATTTATGTAGTATGGGATTATCTGCTTCTTCGAAGTATACCTGAGGACTAGTAGCGTCCTTGAGGTGCAGTGTTCCCAGTGTAGAGATAGTACCAATACCTACCTGTCCCATCACGGTGTTAAACACTATAGGATTGGTCCGTGATACGATAGCAGTTTGAGAAGATCCTGCTTGACCTACTCCTACAAAATATTCTATCGCTCGTGTAGGATCGGTAGAATCTGGCAGTGTGCTGGCGTTGATTATGTTGTTAGGTCCTGGAGATCCAACAGTTCCAGCACTACCTGTATAGCCACGATCAACAGCATACCCAGAACTACCTGTATAACCAAAAGATCCAATATAACCGTGACTACCTGTATATCCTGGAACAGTGCTAGGAAGTCCTCGACTGCCCGTATAACCTGTGCTGCCTGTATATCCTGAATTACCTCTTAGCTGACCAGCTCCAGGAAACGGTAGGCGTTTGGCCACTTCATTATCTACAGCCAGTAGATAAGTTCCGTCTGTCGCTGAAGTTAGTATAGGTAATTTTGTTATATCTGCCATTTTATTTGTCCTCTAATGGATCTCCGTTTGATAGTGTCAGTGCAAATCCTGATTTGTCTGTTAGATCCGGATCTCCTCCATAATAGTATGCATCTGGCAATTCAGAGGGTTGATTCTGTAGGAACAGGGCCTGTGTTGACGTGCTCTGCATTAGGCTCAATGTATTACCAGGGTTCATAGGATCTCGATCATTCCATTCTGTTATGGCCGCATAGTCTCTTTTTACAATATCTACCCTAACAGGTAAGTGTGATTCCAGGGCTTCTGGTATATTTAGCGTAAGTTGCTGGGTCTCGAGATCCACAGTAAATTCTGGTGGTAAGTAGCTGAGTCCTTGATATTCATAGCCGAGATAACTGTCTAATCTATTAGATCTCGTGTATACCCATACTTGATTGGTATCTGTAGTTATATAGGCAGTATTCAATACATTAGTGACGGGTAAATTAAACACTGAAGCCACAGTAGCAGTGGTAGAAGGTACGCTGGGGCTATCGTAGGCCTTGTTAGTATCTTGGTGGAATATTCCTGTTTTACGTAAGAGTCTGCCGCCATAGTAGACAGCTACTTGATCTTCTGCAGACAAAGGTATCGAACTGTCTACAGGCTGTGTCTGTAGAGTTATTCCATCATTCCTAAAGATATAAGGTACACTGGTGCCTGGATCTCCTTGACCAATGAACCAGGCCTGTACCACGTAACTGCCATCATTAGGTTGGGCAGGAATGTCTATTTCTATACTGCCGCTTCCTGTTTTGTAAGTTGTGAGATCTGCAGGATCGAAGGCTCCGGTCGCTGTTGATATGGCTACGGTTCCGTAATTTATCTGGAAATCAACTTCTACTAGATTGTCATAAGGCGTCTGGCTCTGTATGCTGGCTCCGGTTCCGTTGGATAACTCTACTATCTTTGTATCATAATAGGTAGTAGTGCTGACAGTATTGATTATGTAGGTATTGGTGGTACCTATATTGATATAGGTCTGTCTATGGATATTTTCTGCATAAGATATAGTCTGGCTGATTCCTTGATCGATGACCTTGGTATAGATCTGACTGTAGTGCTTAGGTGCAGTTCCTAGAGTACCTCTACGCAGTTGAGATAAGACATTGTTGCTAATTTTATAATATTCTATCCGTTCTCCATCGATGATCACGACACCGGGTATACGTTTACTTGGTATAGGACTGCTTAATACGGAAGAATCGTAAACATGTATTTCGGTATCATAGACATAGAGAGGCTGTGTTAGATAGGTAGTGTGTTGTTTGCTTAATCTCTTAAACTGAGTGCGATTGAACATGTCAGTGAATATTCTATAGCCCAATACCGGATCGCCTTTAGAATTCACGCTGGTAATTATGACTTCTTTTACTTGATCTCCGGTGAACTGATCTGCGACCTGTACAGTGCGTAGGTCATCTAACACGACAAAATCGATCTTGTTGATTAAAAATTCCCCGTTTACACTGACCCAAAGATAATTGCTGTTGATCACAGGTCGACTGACCTGATATGCTCCGCTTGTGTTGCCACTGAATATCTGGGTTTCCATCAATAGAGAATCTTGTTGATTAAATGTTATAACAGTGATCAAATCGCCCGGATTAAGCGGTGTTGCAGGAGTCTGTCCCGGATCAGTTGATAAGATCAAATTATTGCCCTTGACACGGAAATCATAATTTAGGGCATCATTCAGTGCATATGATATAATTGCCAGTGTATCGCCATAGGCCAACACCCCAGGAATCGCCACTATGGTCGAATCAGCAAGAGTATAATCATAGCCATAGGCCAATAGTTGACCATTTTTATATGCTCTTACATTTAAGTTTGTAAAGGGATCTCTATAAGTTCCAAAGCTAGTCGGAATATTGAACGTAGTAGTGACACCGGTATATTGATAATAGGCAATGTCCGGTGGCATGAGTCGTTTGGTACCTTGATCATTGATCACGTCAACTATCATATTACCTTCAGCAGGACCGGTAGTGCCTGGAGGATAAGTCATGATAAAAGAACTGGTAGATCCGTCATAGACAAATGACTGTTTCTGTATCTCATTGAAGGACTTGTAGTCACTGTCAAAGAACCATGCCTGTGCTAGATGAGCCGAAGCCGTGGATACATTATATATATTCACTGCGGTTCTACGATTCGCGACTGCGTCAACTGTGGTTAATTCATAGTAGGGAGTTGAAGTAGACACTTCTTGAGATATTCCTACACCGTCTAGAGTCACATAGGCAGATTTCAATAGACTGTCATATGCTCCTAGACTACGTAGTTGTATGCTATCAGTTCCCACAGTGGTAGATTGGTAACTGTAGTCTACATATTCTGTTCCTTCGACTGTTATTATAGTATAACCAACCACTGCAATATAAGGTTGCGGAGCTACGATCAATAAAGAATTAGCCCAATCTATAGAAAATTGATTTGTAGAGGTCCAGTTAGTTGACGAATTATACTCAAGTACTGTGTTGTCAAATGTATTTTCTAAATTTACTATGACACCTATACTGTTGGAATTAGGAGGTAAAATATCTAATTTAATGCTAATAGTGGTGTTGGCTGCCATACCAAAATATGACGAAAATACCAAAGGAGCACCCGTTGGCCCTTTGGTATATACATTTATTCCCAGGCTGTCAGTCGCTTGCCCCGATATTAGTTCTTCTGGAATGAACCCTATATTGTCAGTATAAAACCCGTCCCCATCAACCATCAAGTTATTTGAATTGACATTTCCGCCTAATAGATATAAACCTGTAGCAGTGTTTAGAGCAAAATCATTCGGTTGGATACCTAGATATGTCATCCAGCTACTGGAGTTTGAATTATTCCACGATGTAGCTGACGTTGCGACATCTAGGATGCTAAAGTCAGTATTATTACTCCAGAATTCTATAGAAGTACCTGCTGGTATATCTCTCCTAGACCCTACCACAGAATTTATTGTAACAGTATTAGTCAAGGTATTGATACCTATAACCATAACCGATGATGTGGTAAATGGAGTAGTATCGTATCCTATCACATTGGCATATTGATATAGCTTGATGCCGGCCACCGATGTTAACTCTACTGTAGTGACATTACCTATAGAACTAGAAGTTGTTATAGATGTAATAACAGAATAATCAGATACTGCATCATTCCATGCAAATGTGTCGTATGCAGGATAGGGTTCAGTCCAGGCACTGGTATGATCAAATCTGGCACCTTGTAATTGCATCCCAGTGTAGGTTAATCCGGAAGTAACTGTGCTAAAATCTGTAACAGAAGTAAAATATCCTATACGTTCAACAGCAGACATCAATTCTACATTTTTCTTATACCTGATCACAACTATTTGATCACGCTTGGGAATATAATTTAAGAAAACCAATTTACTGTATTTTTTATTATAACCGTTATAGCTACTAGTATAATATTTGATCGTGTAATCAGCTATTAAAACTAGATCATTGTCTAATGTCACATCGATCGTCTGTTTATCTGCTTGTGCTAACCACGATAATACAAATTCAGAGTTGCTTCCATCGCAGTAAAATTCATCAACAACATCAACATTGCCTATTTGGCTCGCTGAAGAAATCCTATCAAATTTAATATCTATAGTATTGGTTCTGATCCGTCCATTGACTAGATTCAATGAAACTGTAGCTGTTGTTCCTGTGGTTCCTCCTACTATCGAAACAGTAGGCGTTTGTGTATAACCCGATCCAGGATCGACAACTTCGATGAGATATATTTTTCCACCACCGATATATGCCTGAGCAGTAGCAGTAGTTCCCGACGCTAGATCAGGACTGCTGATTTCTATCGCAGGTACCGAGGTATATTTTGATCCAGGGTTGATGACGTTGATCGCAGATACACTGTAAGAATAATTATCACTCCATGATTTCCAAGGATACACATTGGTCAGGGTACTATTGACTTCTACAGTTTCAAATGCTCCGTCTGTGAGGTTATAGTAAGAAGGTAAATCAAAATCTGTATTATAAGAATATTCAAGATCTAGTGTTGTTTGATTAGTGATAAAATTCCTAATCTGCGTATGATAAGGTTTGACTTCGTTGATATAGTCTTCAAAATAAGCACTATTGGTCAACTTGTATACAGGACGTTGATCTAGATTGCCGGCATAGTTTACAACATTTATAAATGTAGTCTTGAATGCCCAGTCTAACAGTTTCTGTTCATATAAGGCATATTTGACTGCTGTGAAGAAAAACCGATTCCAATTGATTTTTAATTCATCGACAAATATATTATTTTTTAATGCTGATAAAATGTATTCTAATTCAAGATCAGGTGCTTGGTTATATAGAGTCGTATCAAAATTATTGTATTCGTCGAATCCCAATTGACTGTCTGGAACATCCCATAGGTTGTTACTTAGTTGTATAGTACCGTTCTGTTTCCATAGCAGATCATAATTATTGCTAAATGTACCATAAGTCGACGAAGTAGGAGTCACGATAGCTGACAGGCCATTTCCTATATTTTTGATCTTGATATATTGACCAGGCACTGCCTCGACTAGTGTGCTTAATTCATAGGTCGAATCAACTGTATAGTCGATTATCTTGTATTGGTTGAACCCTGTACTGCTGTAGTCTACATAGTCCCAATATAGGGTGGTATTATAGCTCTGTGTATGTATCCTCGCCCATCTATTATTATATGCGTCCCAGGTATGCTTAGACCAACGGCCACCAGCTTCGCTGTCGCTGAGCACTATGACTGTATAACCTCTCACGGTCAATTCAGGGGCAGAATAATAACCACTTCCTGCCTCAACTATGGTAGCAGATACGATCTGTCCTAGTTCGTTGATTTCTGTAGTGATCACTGCTGGAGTAGTTGAATCTCCTGTTATCTGTACAGTAGGAGATATCAAATAACCATAGCCGGGATTGACGATATCAACCGAAACTACTTGACCATCATATATAGTAGCAGTTAGATTGGCTATGGTGTTAACCGTAAATGCCCGAGTATTGACAGCATCTCTATCTGACAGTGTTTCGACAACTTGATCCCATTGGTGACTATATTGGTCAGGAACAGATTCTGATTTATTGAGATTTTCAAAACTATAGTTTCCTGTTATAGGCAAATTGATAAGAATACCATTGGTAAAATCTAATAAATTTCTCAAGGCCTGGAATCTATCTACGAATAGACCTTGACGAGGACGGATGCCGACACCATGTGCCTGTCGAGGATTGAGAGCAGGATCGGGAACTAGATTTCCTTGACTATCGTGACCTATGAGACTGTCTAGCAATTTCTTTTCTAGCAGACTGTTAGGCAGACTGGTCTGGCTGTTTTCCTGCAACAACAACCATTCTGTATGTCTAGGAACATTGTCTGGATTTAGATCCATCGAGATATTGAGATTGATTCTCGTTCCTACTGGAGTAGAACCTATATTGGCTAGCGCCATGGCGTCTGCACTTATCGGAGTCGCATATTGTAGACCATAGGCTAGAGGATCTGCTATTATGCTGGCTACCTGATAAGCACTGATTCTGCGAGAATTAGTCGCAGGAACAACCACTGTGTTTTTTACCCAATAGTAGTAGTAATTACTTAGAGAATCTGTGATCGGATCATAGGTCTGTTTAACAGCTACAGAAGAATCATCCGGGTATTTAGGTTGTCCACTGATACCTTGGGTCAATCCTGTTACAGTGTCAGCTTGACTGCTCCATTGACTAGGCAATAAACTACTGCCTACCCACTCATAAACATCTATACTAGATCCAGGGAATGTTGATCCCCAGTTATTTTTCCTATATTCTAGATCACCCTGTTCATACCATTGATATTTTACTGTGCTTAGATCCCACCATAGATCCCCTACATGATCATCAGTCCAGTTGGTCGAAGGATTAACCACTGTACCGGTTGATCCCACGGCATATACAGCAGGATCGAATAGAGATTTATATTTTATTTCTTGATCAGCTAGACCGGATATATAGCCTTTAGCAGGATCTATAGTTTCTAGATAGTTGATTACCTTTTCATTATAGGTGTCGATCAATACTAGTCTTTGTATAGTGCTGATGTCAACTAGGTCTTCTTGTGATCTGTAGGCTTCCCAACTGAGTGCGGCTGTGCTGGTGCTGAAATATTGATAGAAGAAGGATCCTGTTGACTGATTATCGATCGCAGGAGCTCCTACAAATATCGTGTTGTCTTGTGCAATCTGCAGACTGAAGCCATGGTCTAGTCCTTGATAGGCATCGTGTGGAGGTAGTTCCTCACTGAGGACAAATCTATTGTGCTTTCTATTGTATACATACACAGTTCCTGTGCGTTCAACTTCAGTAAAGAAATCAGTAGTGCCGCTGTCATCTATTGTAGACACAGTGCTGACTATTTTCTTTCCTCCGATATTTCTAATTTGATTTTCGTCGAAGGTAGTGTTGATATAATCTGTACCCAATGCAGATATCACTAGTATGTCTAAAGAATCATTGATCACAATGTCATGACCAAACTTCATTTTAGAATTGACTAGAGGATTATCTAGGATCTGTACCGTAGCTGTGTTGAACGATCCATTGTTATTTTGGTAGATAGCCACACGACCATATGATTGATTGTTATCCGAATAGCTGTATTCATCTAGGGCGCTGACGATTAGGTAACTGCCATCTGCACTGACTTCGACATGCGATCCAAACCCGCCTCCTGCTAAGAACGGCGACTGTATGACCTGACTAGTTGCTGTTCCATTAAAGATATGAACTAATCCTGTTCGATCATTGTAACCAGGAGCACCCACGGCGATAACAGTGCCATCACTGGATCCGCTGATACTGTGTCCCCACTGCATACCGGGTGTAGAGGCTACCGTTGTTAGACTGTTGATATAATTTATGACCAGTGTGGTCGTAGATCCTGTGGTGAAACTTCCAACTCGATAAGCATATACAGAACCCACAGATGTGGTATCTCCAGGAGCACTGACCAATAATAATTTAGAACTGGTGTTTAACTGGACATAGAGACCTGATCCAAAATGTTCTCGACTCTGTGGATAAGGGCTGATCAGAGTCAACAGTCTAGTTTCTTCGTTGCTGACAGGATCTATACTGCTGATAGTAACTAGACCTTGTTCGACATAACTAGAAGCCGAAGCACCTACCGTGGTTCTAACTACCGCAGAATTCACTGCTCCGACCATAGTGGCTGTAGAGTAGGCATAACTGGTTTTAGGAGCACCAGCAAATATCAGTCCGCTGTTGGTTCCCGGATATTGATAATCATCGTATGCTACCGCAGACCCAAATCCAGTCGCAGTGGAAACTGTTTGATTATAGTAGGGCCTGTTTTCATCAGGATTTAGGAAATATCTAAACCTTGGTATAGGATTGCCATTTACCTTGACATAGGCAGTTACCTTACCGTATCCAGCATAGTTCTTAATTGGATCAGGACAGGTAGGACTACCTACCATGAACAATCTATCACCGCCAATCTTACTGATACTATAGCCCAGCTGTTCATTATAGCCCTTGATACCGTTGGTAACCGGCATAGGATAATAGTTTTGTATTTTGTTGTATACCGTCCAGCGGCCCTTGCCATCTTCTAGATCGCTGTCGACCCAGAATAGAGAACCTTCAGGCAAAGACAACAATTCAGCATCATTGGGTAAGGTATCAAAGGTCTTGGCCCGTGCTGTAGAAAATTTATAGATCTGACCAGCACCGATTGACAGCGTAGAATCTATCGTCTGTATAGTAGATGCTATGCTAAACTGATTGTTAGAAACTATAGACTGTACAATATAGACACCATTCAATTGGCTGGTATATTTGACTAGGGAAACTATATCACCGGCTGACAGGCCGTGAGGTTTATCAGTTGTAAAAATTATTTCTTGTCCATACACGCCGATCTCAGCATTGACAACACTGGATTGAGACAGACTATATCTTAGTATATCCCAATCTCCATTTTGTTTGAATCCCAGCCAGGCCGTGTCTCCTAGGTTGATCATGTCATTATTTGTTATAGACAGTAGACTATTTTCATTATAGACAGTATAGGTTACATCATCAGATCTTGCATAACCTGCTGTGGGTAATATGTAGGTTCCGGTCGTAGTATAAAACGTATGTGCAGGATCATAGTTATCGGGTACGATGGCCCAATTGCTAGCTGTGCTGTAATATATTAGACTGTTGCCAGAGGGTAGAGAATCGACATAATTGATGATCTGCGGATTCTCAAAGAATGTTCCTTCTACTAGAGTAGTTTCTAATTCTTTGTAGGTAGAAAAACTACCGTATTCGCCTATACGGAATGCCCATTCTTCATTATAGTCGATAGTTCCTTGGAAATTTTGTACAGTGGCCTTGGACAACTTTTGAACGGCATTTCGAGTTCCTTTTTCACGGATGAATCCTTGATAAAATTTATATTGAGCGATAGGATCTGTAAAAATATTATTTAGATAAACTCGAGGAGTATAGCCTGTGAGATGCTGAGCCATCTTCTGTTGAGAAGAATCGAAGTTATCAATATCTAAACTATAGAAATCCTGGAACTGATTTATTTTATAATCAAAATTAGGCAGTAGTCCACCTTGAGGTTTCTGTTCTAGTGCTATCCAATTAGTGACATCAAATGTCGATGCTGGCTCTAGATTTGCCTTGGCAGAATAATAAGTACCATTGTACTGTACTACCTGTGCAGATTTATAAGCAGTATTGATCTTCCAATTGCTTATCTCGACATCGTCATAGACAAATCCAGGACTGTATAAATCTCCAGTCCAATCCTTAGTACGGAATCCGCTCAATTTCATACGCTGTTGCTGATAACCAGTTTCTATGTCATAGATAACATCATTGAAAATGGTCGCATTATTAAAGACCAGACTGTGTTCTTTCTGTACTGAATTTAATCTAGCAAAATAAATTCCGTCGGTAGAAGTAGTAGCCGAGATAATACAGACACCCGCCTGTCTATTGACAAACAAATTATCTTTAGGGAAAGGTGTTCCGTTGGCCAGTAATAAACTGTATTCATAAAACGTATCAAATAGATTGTCTACAACGCTTTCTTTATAGGAATATTTTATCTGGTCGGCGAAAGGGCTCAGTGTGATGACATTATTGGCAGCCCAGTTCTGTGTGGTCCAATATAAAAATTCTTTTCCTGAAAATTCCCAATTGATAACATCATTGATCTTGCTGTTATATTCATCAAATATAAATCCTTGATCTTTCAACCAAGCGCCGTATCCCACTATGATATCATATACTGCCTGTATAGAACCGAATTCCATACCATAGGGAATCTCTTTTACCACACTGTCAAACTTGTTAGCTATCTGGACAGCGGCACCTCCTGTGGTAGGTAGACCCGGTAACATCTGATAGTAATCTGAATTAAAACTAGATTCTGCTTGATGACTGATTTTTACTCTATAGTAAGAACCGCCATATGATACGATCTGTCCAGCCTGATAAAACAGGCCACCAGCTCCAACAGCCGTGGTAGTTTCGACTCCGGTTAACAGACTTCCACCGGCAACAGAACCGTTGGTCCATACTACATAGGGTTCGCTGACACCTCCTACTGTGATAGAAGGAGTATTGGATGTGCGGATCGGAGTATAGACGCTGAAATAAGGAGACTGCGTGTCGTATCCCTTGATCACAAAAGTTCCATTAGGAGTCTTCTGTACCACCATTCCTGATATGCTGGCAGAAATAATAGGATTGCTGACATTCAATCGCAGTGTATAATCTTCAATAGGCAATATAGCACCGGGACTGTTGCTGTTTGGTTCGTAAGCATCTATGGTAATCTGTAGTTTGTCTTTGCTGACGAATCCACCTACCTTATAAAATAGATTAAAATTAGCATAGCTTAGGTCACTGCGTAATTCTGAAATATAGTTCTTTGTACGGCGGCTACCTACTTCACTGATCAATTGACTGTATCCGCTGGTCAACTTAGCATTTTCGCCGTGTATGACTAGATCTGTAAAATTAAAAAATGCGTTGTTACTATAGGTCCACTGACCAGCAATGTTTTTACTGACTCTACTGAGATCATACATCAGTGCGGCGTAGGTAGCTGGTTTAGTCAGAGCCAATAGGCGTTGTACGGCAAAGGGATAATAACTGCTTCGTCTCCAGGCTGTTTCAACCGGTGCTTGATCTCCGAACTGCCAATTCTGTCTGCGGTTATATATAGTTACGTTCTGTATCAAAGTAGAAGGATCTACGAGATTTCCACTGATGTCAACGGGAACCAATCCATTTTCTATGATTCCAGGTCTAGCGTAGACGCTGTAGGTGCCAGCACGCGGGCCCTGACGTATGATTCCTGCTTCAACATCCTGCCATAGAGATTGATATTTTCCTGCATACTCACCTATCCACCAATCTGGTTCTTCTGTAAAACCAAACATTTCCCAAGGATTGGTATGAGGGCGATCAGTATCGTATAGATATTTGTAGATACCTCTCCAATAACCTCCTACGTGTATCCCCAAGGAAGGAATATAACCTCCGAGATAATTCCAGGTAAATGGATCAGCTTCGTCAAATATGGTATTGGCAGTATAATCAACTCCGTTGAGACCGGACCACTTGATGAATCCTGACTCCAGTATGTCGGTAGCTTCGCTGAAGCTATATTGACTATTCCTAAAAGCACCCGGAATAACCGAATTGATGTCAAACAACTCTGCTCTATACTGTGATTTAATATTGTTATAGATACGTTTTTCAAATTCTAATAATACATCATCTCTGAAGTCATCAAATGCCACTGTGATACTACCATCGTGACCTTGTATCACTGTCCTCGGAACCACATAGGTATCGTCTACATATTTTGTTGGATAAAAGCTCGGATATAGTCCCAATTTAGTCGGCGTTGGAGGCACATAGCAACCGCTGGTATTTGGATATTCTACTACAGTAACGACGTCTCCTTCAGACAACTGTACAAGTACTGTGACGAAAGAGTCGTGTTCTACGAAGACATAATCTCGATTCAATACCAACTGTACTCCGTTTAGATAGACCAATACAGAACGTAGATTCAATTCTGTAGTAGAAAACGGACTGCTGATACTGAAGACATAGTTAGATCTCGTCACGGTATAGGAATTGACCGTCTTATCAGTACCGTGTCCTATCATATCTGATATGTAGTAGGAACTCTGAGGAGTTTTATCTTGATTTATTACAGATAAGATTTCGTCGAGAAGAGCCGTTGGATCCTGTTGATCTGTTACTCTATTCATCTGTGCTATGATCTGACTCTTATATTGATTATAGTCATTGGCAACAGAATTTATAGCATCAATGATGCTGTGTTCTTTTTTTCCTACGAACATGTCAGCAAAGGCAATAGGATTGATATTAGATATCAATCGTGTACCATATTGACTTATATTGGTCAAATCTCTTAGATTACTGGCTCCTGGAAACGATCCCACAAACCCAGGAATCCGTTCAACCATAGTATGTACGTGATCGCTAAGTTCTGAAAGAGTAAACTGTGAGATCGGACCATTCAACGGATTATTTGTAAGACCTAGAGGTGGTTCATAATATCCGCTAGATGTGATAGAAGCAGTGGTATAGAATTTCAACAATACATTGGTGCCAGTGTTTAACGTGCTGTTGAAATTTATCTGATAGGTTCCAGAACTAACAGTAGTAAAGGTAGCATCATTAGGTAATATTTTAGTGTCTAGATAAGCTTCATATTCAAAAGTCGCAGGAGTTTCTATTGCCGATACTGCGATAGAATTGGTAGCAGTGATTACAGTTTGGAACTGTATAATAGGTACACTATAGTCGGTTGATGTAGACCATACATTCACATATTGTTCGCCACCTGTGTGTACAAATTTCAAATAAGTCTGACTTGCGGGAATCACGGTGACATTCTGAGATCCTGCCACTACGGCGATGGTATCTGTCATAAAATAATTTGAAAACAGATAGTCGCCCTGTTCTACAGCATTGCGATATTTTAGAGGAAATCCTAGATACGGATCACTGGTTCCGGTCCCTAGAGTATATCCGAATATCTTCGATCCTAGGAAATTACTAGGAAGATTGATTTTATCGCTATAGCTTATACCTTGATCAGTAAACAGATCAAACAGGGGTGCTTGATTTAGCGAAGTGTGCTGTTGAGACAGCTGCCAATTGACGCCGTTGTACCACCAATCAGTTCCGTTGTTTTCTACTCCAAGGTCGATAGTTACCTGAGATCCCACTGCTACTGTAGTTGACTCGACTAACTCTAATTGATAAGTTCCTGCTGTGACATTGACTTCGTAGATCATCTCGGGATTAGGAGAAGCATTGAATATTATCCTATTGCCCTTTTGTAACAATACTTGATCAATGTAGTAGCCAAAAGTACCATTGATCACAGAGGGGTCAACTATGGTATTGTCAATGAATTCGATATTGGGAATACCAATGGTTCCATGATTATATAATTTTAGATCCGCGGCAAATTCTATGATAGGACGCTGTGCTCTATATTCTGAAGGATATTCGACCAATCTACCCTGTGCCTCAGCAGTTATACGGATCACATCAGAATGTACCCATCGATTATATCTGCTCCAGGAATTGATATCTCGACTGGCCCGATTGATAGTTATGTATTCCGGAATTAGAGGAAGCTTTTCTGTGTCATCAAATTTATAGTAGTCAAAATCGTATGTGCCAAATCTGTCCTTGAACTGACTAGCAATGGGTTCAGGCGTGATCAATGTTTCTACATCTACTAGTCTAATACCTTGATCTGTTCCCACACCTTCTACAAAATATGATTTTTGATAATACTGCGTACCTTCGAGCTCAGTATTGATAAATTTTAATCGTAATCCGTTGGTTAAGGTTAATCCAGTGCTGGGGTTGGTGTAGGTCTGTTGGCCTAAGATGTTTTCTACGATGGTAATTAGATCTTCGTTGACCGGAATCTCGTCTGGTCCTTCGACCAACCAATAGTATTCTTGATAGTTGATCAATTTGTCCCAGTCGATCCAAGGATTATAACTATAGAAATCACTGCGTAGCAGTCTATCTAGATTATTGGTCTTTCCACCTTTGACTGCTATTTCGTCAATTAGATCATCGAGAGCTATAACATCCTGTATTTCATAAACAGCATTGTTGACCACCAGTGCAGGAGTTAGTTGATAGTCTCTGCGTAGGGGAAGACTTTCTGGTATGTAGACATCACTGGTAGAAACATAGTTAGGTGTATTTTTAGATCCTATATATCCGCTGATGCGTTCTAGCTGTGCTGGTCGAATCCATTGATCAAGAGTAGCGGATAAAAATTTAGAATTTTTATCAGTTCTTAGGTATTCAGGTAAAAAATTTATCGAACTTATTGTGCTGGTACTAGCGGCCATTTATTCAGCTTCCGTTGGTAATAATTGATTGTGTAGAATTTAGTTGACTGGCCGTAATCGCACTGATTACCTGTATATTGGCCGCTGTAGCTCCACTGATAAAAATCTCATTGCTTTGACAGGCTACTTCATATAAACTACCAAATCCATTATTTGAACTCAACGGAGTAATAATAAAATTAGTAATATCCGGCGTCATTATGTTCATAACATAGGTGCTTAGTTCACTAAAATAAAAACTCTGACCAAAGTCCCAATTTTCTAATGCAAAGAAATTATTGATAGCGTTTAGTATTCTCGAGATGATATTGTTAGAACTAGCAGTGCTTGAGGGACTCTGTACAGCTTTGAATATAGCCTGCAGGCTTAAATCAGCAGTACTGCCAAATAAGACTCGATAACTGACTGGCTGATAGACTATTTGATCACTGATAGATTTTACTGGTTCTAATTGACCGTTGTAGTTGCTTTCGAGACTAGCACTGGTAGGAAGGCTAGGCTTGGTACCTGTTCCAGATATTAACCAATTCCTAAATGCCGTGTCGTAATCAGCTGTTAGTATATAAATGTCTATGATATTACTCTTGGCAGGATCTATCCTTACTTCTTCTCCGGTGTTGTGGACATAGTGGAATTTTATTCCCGATCTACCCGGATAGGCCTTGTATCTATATTCATAGGTCCATGGGTCTAGGGAGTTGATGGCTGTGGGTGTATAGCTCTTAACCACATTATAACTGGGGTCATAGAAATAAAATAGATCTCCATATTGTGCAGATATCAATTCATTATTGATAGCAAATGCGGCATCATTTGGAGTGGCATAATTGCCGTTTACTGTACCAGTATAGAGCTGATAGGTGATGCCATCACTGGCCAATTGGAAATAGATGTAGTTGGGTATAAAAGCGAGACCGGCAGCGTCATAGACAGCATTGGTATTGGTTCCAACTATGTCTACAAAGGCATCTGGATTGTCTATCTGTTTGGTCTGAGAATTTTCGTAAAAACTGACCTTGACACGCTTAGGTTCAACGTAGCCATCTGGCTGTACGATGGAATCATCGATCTGCCAGATTAGATCTTGTCCTAGTCCTAGGGCATTGTTGTTGGGTTGTGTGTTGATTGATAAGACATCAATCTGATCTTTGATGACCTTGTTATCTGTAAAATCATAATTTGTCGTGGTTTTATCTACATAAAAAGCCGTTTGATTTTCACTTTCAAATATATAATCTATGAATCTATATCGTACCTTGTAGGCATCTCCAATCCAATTAAATGATATCAACCAGCTGGCGTCGAGATTAAGATTTTCTAGATTCCTATGATAATCTAGACTGAAGGGACTAGATAGATCTAGATTGGTATCTGTGATTATAGCCCAGGTCCTACTGACGATGTCAAATGTCAAACCAAAGTTGCGTTGATTTAGACAGAGGCTTACCAACTGTGATTCAAAGGCATAGGTATAGTTGTTGACAAATATCGGTATGATCTGTGTCAGCAGAGCACCGTCAGGTATCACCGAACTCAACACCAAAGGTCCTTGACCATTACTGAGATTACCTAGTCCTCCATTGGATCCGTCGCCTATGACCTGACTGATAGTGGTCCAGGTTCCATTGTCGAACTGTAATAGGGCACCCTGTATGGCATAGATTAGATTATTATTGGCATATGATCCTAGAGACTGAGGAGCGTTGTTGTTGTCGGCATCATATAGATAACCCTGGCTCTGTCCTGCAACACTGTTGCTTAGATGCCAGTGGAAATTAAAATCGCTCATCAAGGCACGAGGCCATTTGTCTAGATAAAATGATCTCAACCCTGCGTTTAACAGTAGAGGTTCGATTTGTTTTTTAATAACAACAAATATGTCATTTTTACTAGTAAATGTAAATTGGAAATTTTCTTCTTGTTGAGATTTATACAGTATCCCATCTGAAGCAAAGATATTGGTCGAACTGTATCTACCTGTTATGTCGCTAAGGTCAAAATATTTGCTCAGTCCGCTGGTGGTACGAGCCAGGCTTTTTATCCGCAGAATATCGGTACTGACTGTCAAGGGAGTTATGTTATAGTCCTCAGCTGTGATCATACGATTCTGTGTGTAGTAGGCCTGAGGAGCATTGGTCTGTATGCTGGCATTTGTCTCAGCGGCGGTGGCATTACTGACAGTATATTGTAGAGCCAGTGTCAGTGTCAGTGTTTGGGCTTGACCTGATTTGTTATAGTAAGGAACTTTCAATGCTATACCGCTCATCTGTGAAGGCGTGATAGAATAACTCAGTCCGTTGCTGACACGATAGAACAATTGGAATTGACCTTTAGGAAGATTGCCGAAGCTACCATCAGCAAAATTTAGATCGATCTGATCTTGATCTCTAGTACGCACACTGTAGATGTTTCTAGTCTGTTGATTTAGATTGTTATAGATCACATTGTTGCCTGTGGTGTTGGGAACCTGTGTCCATAGATTAGAATAATTGCCATTGGCGTCTAACTGCCATAACCACACGTCTGTATTGTTGATATTAGAAGCATTGACTCCGACGATTTCATTAGGTACCGGAGTATCTATGTTGAAGTTGACCGCATTCAACGATCCCTGCTTGAACAACAAGAAAAATCCTGTACCAGCACTGCCAGATCCATTGTTGTCATTCTGATACAGGAAGCTGAGAGGATTTCTTGGAACAGGTACCTGCTCATAGATATAGGTCTGTCCTAGAAATGTAGCAGGGATGATTTCAAATGCGGTGGCAACTCCGCCAACAGTTTTTGAAAAACTATAAGCAGGCACATCGGTATTACTGCTGTTGAAACTGTATTCTTCAGTGAGTATTCCACCTATGGTATCTCTGCCTTGCGGGTTTCCAAAAGCATAACCACCGCTCATAGCAGAATTTAATAAGGTGATGAATTGGCTATACCAACCAGAATTAGTAGCATCATTCCACTGTATCTGTGTATTAGCTAAATTTGTTCCGTTGCTGTCAAAGACGTTGTCGGTGGTAGCGATACCTACTATTTTTAGTAGCCCTGTAGCGGGTGTATTTCTTTTAGGTACATAGCTGACTAGCTGTGCCAGTCGCAAGATGCTGTCACGACGCTGTGCTGTTTCGAGGAAATTTTCCCGGGCATTGAGATCAATACGGAAACTGAGATTCTGACCTAGATAGGCGATCAATTCCACCAAGGCCATGTATTCGCTAGAATCTATGTAGTCATTGAAATCTTCTGGATATGTCTGCTGTAGATAATTGATCATGCTACGGCGCAGTGTTTCAAAGTCATAGCTCTGGAAGTCTGCGTTGCGGAAGGATTGGTATATCTTGACCCAATCTTCGGCCACTAGTAGTTTAGAATTGGTAGCTGGAATAGTCATGGTTTTCTTTTAGATAGCGTATTTATTAGTATATTAACCTGGTGTATAATTACTACCGGTCACTGGAGTTTGTGATACTGAAAGGCCAATATTTTGATCAAAGGTAAGTCTTAGATTGGAAGACTGGTCAGAGTTTACCAACTGTAGAGTTAATTCTAATAGATATCCCTGTTCATATTCTGTAATATCTATCTGTAAGGGAGTTACTCGAGGATCGCTGGTACATATCGAGGTTATGTCTTCTGACAATACCTGTCTAACATCTTCAGTCAATGGCTCCATCAAGAGGTCCCATATGACACTACCGTAGGTGGGATTCATCAATCGCTCACCTCGACGAGTATTAAAATTATTGATTATATCCTGTTTGATGAGGTCAAAATCATAGAGACTAGAATTCTTATTGCTATTATCGACACTGCTGAATCCTTTATAGAAATGGTCAGTTTTGACCGCAACCTCGTTGATGGCATTGGGTATATTAAGTTCGATATTTTTATATGGCATGAGGTATTTATTTTCCTGTAGTTAGCGGTATTCCTGAGCTAGTGGTCACCGGTATTCCAGTTCCGGATACCACTTGATTAGTTGTGTTAGCAGTCGGCACGACTAAATCAGGACCTACACCGGCATTGGCCAGACATTGGAGAGCCGCACGTTTTTGTATTAGAGCGGCTTCTGCTACCATAGCAGGAGTGATATAACCTTTTTTAGGACTAGGATCAAATGCTGGATTGCCTTTATAATAAGCGGCAGTGGCTGGGTCACTAGCACTACACACTATCTGATCTGGGGCATAGAATCTAAAAGCAGGTAAGAACACGGTCATATAGATATTTCCTATAGTGGGGTTTGGACATTTTTTATTTGGCCATCCCCAATATTTGAAGAATTTTTCTACATAATCCATCTGTCCTACACGAGTCATGGCGGCTAATGCGCTGGTAGTTGTTCTCAGTGTCTGCGCGGCTGGACCACCAAACTGTATCAGGCCATAATATCCCTTACCATTAGGTTTAGCAGGATCCATGCTGGCTGCTGATTCTAGATACATGATACCTATCAGGTCTAGTGGATCAAATCCTAACCTACCACACACTTCTTTTATTTTAGTAAGAAATGGTTGATCAGTGGTCCACGAGAATGGGGCTCCTTGTACAGTGCCTCGATCACCAGCAGGACCATTTCTTGCAGGATATGGAGTATTAGCACTAGGCTGACCTTCAATCACAGCACCGTTGGTAGCCGTTTCTGTAGGAGTTATGGTGCTGTCAGTCCTTTCTAGACTAAACTGAGTTGGATTGATATTTTCGTGTTGATCCCATGGCTCATGGCTAGGGATTCTTTGCATTATAGAAACGATAGGATCCCCTTTGTAGAACTCACCGTTGCTCCATGCAGTTCCGCCAACACGCTGTGGATTTTTGAACAGCGACAATCCTAAAGGAGCCACCGGGGAATCAGCTGTTGATGGACTATCGGCTGCAGGTCCATTTAGATCAATACGACCTGCGGATGCTACCAAACTAGCACCACTTACAGATAATTTGCCTTGAGCTCCTACGGTCACAGCGGCACCGGCTAGACTTAATTTTCCGCTTGCAGAAATTTTATTTTCTGCACCAGCCGACGAACTGATATTAGCGTTTGCAGCCATGATGATAGATCCAGTGACTCCTAGATTATAGTCCCCGGCTACACTAATTTTGACAGTATCAGTTATTATGTTTGAATTCTGTCCAATGTTGAGATTAAAATCTTTAGTTGCGGCGATATTGAAATTACGACCAGCTTCTAGATTGAAATCCCTATCGGCACGCAGATTAAAATCTCCTTTGGTATGTATGCTGACACTATCTTCAGCATAGACATCTATCTTGCCGGCGCTGGTTAGTTCTATCCAGGCAGTACCTTTACTGTTGGCTATGTAGACCAAATCGCTTGAATTGTGTAAGAGTATCTGATGTCCTGTTCGAGTGCGGATCCTAACCAGTTCATTCTGACCCGACTGATCACCGTCATCCATGACAAATGTCGATCCTCCTAGTCTGCTGACTGGGAATACTTTATTACCATCAAATCCAATCTTACCTTTAGGAGCACGGTCTGATGTATCTAAGGGACCAGGAGTGCTGATACCAAAGACCTGGCTGGGTATTTCCCTACGAGCACTGCTAGAAGTAACTCCCCGCACTGTATCTAATAATAGACCCTGTTCTAGTAGTCTATCTGCAAACGGGTGTACAGGTTTAGGCAGTTTGGATATATTTTGATTGTTACCGTCATTGGTCTTTTTGTTGAATTCTGCTACAGGAAGATATCTAGTACCATATTTTTGTTCTTGTGCTGTGGTCATGGCCACATCTTGGCTAGCCGCAATACCTGGCATCATATGATTTTGGAACGTGTCAGGGACACAACCTATCCAGAAACCGTATCCGAGGCCTACTGGAAAAACAACAACGACCTGAGTACCTACATCAGGAGGAACCATCCACATGCCATAACTTTTTTGCACATCATTAAAGTCGCCGGAATTATTCCCCTGGAATTTGGCACTGGTTACTCCAGCAAAGGGACTCATATAGCGTACGATCCAGGTAGATGCCTGGGCCGATGTATCTACTGTAGGAATGTTACCCGTAAGAGCTACCTCAAGGAAACCCATATAGGTTTGATCTAGATGGTTAACAACTTCAGCCAACCACGGTCCAGGACCCGGTGTACTGCTTCTTTTGTATTGATCTATTCTCATAGAAATTACCTGTTACCTATTTTATAAATGTTGTTCCGGACTTATTACCAGATTGGTATCTTTGATATGCCGCATCGAGAGTTGTTCGATCAGAGAGACTACTATTAGTTGCTAACGTAGTATCGTTAATAAATTTAGTCAACAGACCGGTGCTATTGTTTGAGGCAAATATATCTGATGCTTCTTTTTTAAGACTAGCCGACAATTCTGAAGGACTAACTCCTCTGGCATCTGCTAGACCTTGTATACCACCTTTGGCTACTATCTGCTGTTCATCTATACTTAATAATGATTCCGGATTATCTGCTACTGTTTTTGGTTGGCCTGGGGGGATATTGTTTAAATTTTTCAGATTCCTAAAACTCAATCCATCTGATTGTAGTTGAGATAGGTTGATATTCGTCGGTACTGTATTCGACACCGCCTGTAGGTACGACTGGGCATTACCAACAGCTCCTCCTGTCAATCCAGATAATCGTAAATCGGGATTAGGAATATAATTTGGAAATAATCGATTTGCATTTCCCTGTATGTTGGCTATTGTTGAATCTATTTTAGAAGATACTTGAGAAGGATAAAAATTTATTATAGGAGACGGTGTTCCCCCTAGGATGGCATTGCCGTATATATTAGCCCCTGCGGTAAGTTTCCCCGCGCCGTCTGTCACAGCACCAAAGGCCTGTGTCAAAGGACCTTGACCAAGTCCTCCGGAGATATTGGCGTAATTGCTAGATGGACTAACCGCTCCTAATTTGAAGGCAGATATAGGAATACCCGTGTCTGGCACAGATGCTTTAGATTTATCTCTAGCATCTTGAGTCACTGCCATAGTAGGATCAGCTGTTCCTGTAGTTCCGCTGTCAGTATCTATAAATTGCACACTATTGGTAGGATCTTGTCCCGATACCTTGGTAAGTGATAATCGTTGTTTGAATACGCCATCTTTGAAAGAACTAGAAGCAGACATGACTCTATAAGCACCATGGAACGGACTTCTAATTAGGTCATTATATTTCATAAACCCGTCGGCTCCTATGTCATCGGGATTGCGGAACACGATATCGATGATAACATCTCCTTCTTGATGAGATGCCTGGGTATTATCTACGGTGCTGGCCTTATTGGCTGTTTTTACCTGATTTCCTATTCCCCCAGTGACTAGATAAAAAGGATCTCCCATGATTTCAATATCAGCTACCAACATGTTAGATGCTGGGTCGACTAGTGCTTTATGAAGATTTGTGGCCAAGGCATAATATGGATTACCCGGTTGTGCCTGTACTGCCGCTCCTATGGATTGGGTCTTAGATTCTGGAATTGTCTTAGTGACAGGCGTTGGATTGATCTTAGTTCCTGCCTCTTGATTTGTCTTACCTAGATTAGCATCGTTGGCTTTTTCTGCAGGAACAGTTCCATTAGAAGGAGCTGCCTTGTCTTTGGTTTTTTCTGAATCATTGATCCCGGATCCTGCTGTGATTCCTTCAAAAAACAAGTTGTTATATTGTAGCTTGAACGAAATGATTTCTGTATTTTTTCCTGTATAGATATAGCTGTAAGAACGTTGACTGTAATAGAGAAGATCTTTAAGAGGCTGCGTCAGTTTGGCAAATCCGGGAATCCTTCCACGCAATATCTTGTAGGGCGATACTCTAAAAGTATATCTCGTTAAAGGTGAATTTTTTAATTCATCTCTTCCGGGCAAGGATGTAGTGCTGGTGCGTACTAAAAAATATTTGACCATCCCTCCAGGTAGCAGGGATTCTCCGCCATTATTTTCGGTTAGATCTTTAAGCATTTTCCTAATGAACGTACTATTGACAATGATTTCTGCTATGGCATCTCGTAGATTGACATCATTGTTAAAGGTCAATTTTACTGTTTTATCAGTTCCTGCACTGACGATTTTATAGGTTTTAGCTTTGGATTCAGCAGTTGGATAATTCACTTGGCCAGCTCCTTGCCGTTGAGGATCTAGCATACCATACTGTTGAGCATCTGTGGTATCATAGAGGTCTGATTTGGCAATCTCAGAACTTAGATTATATTTCCCCACTTCGGTGTTGGTATCTAATATAAAATTTCCGTTGTCGTCTATGTCGTCAAATTTTATATCGAATTGATCGTGTAGTTTTGCGGCTTCACCACTATTGGGATGTGTCTTGGCTCTAATATCTGTCAGTTGCTGATTGTAATTGGTCACTAACGAAGATATCAGTTCTCCTACAGTTTTTCCGGTAGCAGAAACCGTGTCAGAGAATCTACCAGTGACCCCTTGGGCGATGTCATTGTAAGGGACACAGCTACATTTATACTGGGTACCTTTTTCTGTGATATCCATTTCCATTCCTGAAAACTTTATTGTGAGGTATCTTTTTTCATCAAGTATTTTTGGACTGGTGAATTTGTCGTTGTCAGGATAGCCTATCCACTCGATCAACAATATATAAGAAGCTTCCATGTAGTTGTCCCAGCCCGCTGACACTGCCGCGGTTCCTAGTGCTTCTAGAAATCCATTTACACTGTATGGTTCTATCACATCAAAACTGATCTGTGTTGGGAGGGTCGCACTGGTATCTTCGGTAAAGGTCATAACGGTATCGATCTGCACATTTTCTATAAACATGTCAAATCGTCCAGCACTTGTTTGATTGAATCCGGCAGCTAGCTCTTTATAAGAAGAATTAGATTGTTCGATATTTTTTTTAGATTTGGCTATTTCTTCTGGAGTGACTTCGTAGGCGTTTACGAGGTTATTGTGAGCCGTCACTTGATCTACCGAAACAGATCCAGTCTTGATAGCATTGGCTCCTTTTCCTCCAGATTTCAATATGACAAAATTTAAATTATTTGTTCCCTTGGTATAGGTGTCGGGGTCATTTAGTTGTTCAGCTGTTATACAGGCTAAGGTAAATCTATAGGTGTAAGATCTATATTTTGATAGCACATTGGTTTTCTGTGTTGAGTAAACCGTGGTATTCACCGATGTACTTGTAGACTGATCCACAACTGCCTCTGGGGTCTTTCTTTCTACTTGATCCTTTCGGGCATTGGCAACATCTTCTTTAGTTGCACCTACAGGTATGTCTTTGGCCAGGCCTGATCCGCGACTGCCGTTTCCGGCGGCTTTCTGACTGGTTAAGAGATTAAGTGAACTAACTCCGGGCATCTAGATCCCCAATGCGGCTTGTAGACTTGGTAAACTAGGTAGATAGATTTTCAATCCGGCGACCATGTCAAAGACGGGGTCTTGAATTATACTCTTGTTCCGGACAGCAAATACCCACCACAGGTTGACATCTCCGTAGGCATCATAGGCCAACAATTCCGGTCTGTGCTCATATTTTTTATCCAGCTGATATAGAAGATCAGATGTCGTAGCAGGTATATCCCTAAATGTGGCAACGTCGAGATAACCCTTGTTTCGAGGTGTTGAGTAGTAGGGACTTTTTAATCCATAGACTGCCATTATAGATATCCTTTGGTATTTAGATCGCCGTTTAGCCATCCACTGACTGTAAATTTCTGCTGTTCGGCTCTACTGTACATTGGCATCATGGTCACAGTGATAGACGACAGTGTGGGAACCATGGTGTCGTTTTTAAACGTAGCATTGTTGCTAGACAGAGCAAAATAATCTACCTTGTCTGGAAGATCAGCACGGAAACTGGTAATGGCTACAGGAACGTTTTCTAACATCCACTCTCCATAGGCAAATAGTCTACAGACAGGAGGAGGACTTCCGGAATTGACTTCACCGTTGGCTAGCATTTTAGTCAATGCCCTTAATAGATGCACAGTTGATAGATATATTTCAGCGTCACTGTCGTTCTGTATACTGAACTGTCCTGTGACTGTGATCGATCCTACACTGCTGTGTCTGTAAAAATTCTGTTGGAAGTTGCTGTGTGTGACCTGGGTAGAACTATAGTCTGCCTTGTGTTCTATGGTGATTGTTGGGGTATAAGGAAATACGATGCCTTTTAGATTGGTTAGAACCTTAGGTGGGATAGAACTGGTTCCACCGCCGGTATATTTTCCTGCCACATAGCTATCGGGAACCTGTATACGTACTCTGTGATCACTTTTTAGTTCTGATCCCGTGCGATCATAGAAATTCACATTAGGCAACCTAGATGTGGATTTATCACCTCCTAAAAATCTCTGGAGTCCGGTTAATCCTGTTTTACCTACTAAGTCTAACAATGACATTTATTTTCCTCTGATATAGTATTTACCCGATAAATAAACTACTAGTTTTATTTACCCAGGTTGACAACTGTATTTTTTATGCTACACTAAGCATATAAGGATAATAATAAAAAGATGACAGCTCTTCCAATTTCAACAAGAAAAGTAAAATACCTCAATAATAGAGACCTCCTAGCAGAAATACATCGTAGCAAATGCTCATATTCCAGTTTTACCAAAGCCGAATACAGCCAGCACGATATCATCCTGACTAGTCTTGATAAGGTCAATATCCGCACCATAGCAGATGCCAAGCGTGCCCGTGCCAAACGCATAGGTCTACAGGCATTCGCCCAGGCTCGTGCCAGCGGAGACAAAAAGATCAAATTGGCAGAATGTACTCCTGCTTACCAAACCATACCAAAGACAGACATCGTGATTCGCATCATGACCTTCGATCACATACCCCTGGCACCGGGTCGCAAGAAAACCACCAAGACTCGTGCTGACAGCCACGACAAGGTCAACTTTCCTCCATTCCAACACTGGAAATTCAATGATGCAGACGAACTGATCTGTGTAGGCAAGAGCCACTGGCGGGGTGGAATGAAGACCGGCAAGTTCAGCAAGGATCACGGTCGTATTACAGAAAATCTAGGCAAGATGTTTATCAAACTCAGCGAACGCTATGCCCAAAGATCCAACTGGCGTGGTTATACCTACATCGATGAAATGCGTGGACAGGCCATACTACAGTTGAGCCAGATTGGTCTACAGTTTGATGAATCAAAATCAGAGAATCCATTTGCCTACTATACCGCCGCAGTGACTAACTCATTCACTCGCATATTGAATCTGGAAAAGAAAAACCAGAATATCCGAGATGACATGCTGGAAGAACACGGGCTGACTCCTAGTATGACTCGACAGCATTCACAAGAGTACGCTGACGAAATAGCTCGACAGGCCACGCTATATAAAAATATGCGTATGCCAAAGAGTGAAGACGATCTTTCGGATGATGTTGAAGAAACATCAGCTTGACTTCCTCCAATCTAGCAGTTAAACTCGTTGTAAGGAGAATTATATATGCCCTTGTTTAAAAAGGTAGCAGTGTTTACGGACCTCCATGTTGGCCTTAAGTCCAACAGCTTGGTTCATCTAAAAGATTGTGAAGAATATGTAGACTGGTTTATCGACGAGGCTAAAAAAGCCAACTGCGAAACCTGTATTTTTATGGGAGACTGGTCGCATAATAGAAATAGTTTAAATCTATATACGCTGAATACATCCATAACTTTATTAGAAAAGCTAGGTGCTGCCTTTGACCAGTTCTTTTGGTTTCCGGGCAATCACGATCTATTCTACAAGGACAAGCGTGATATTCATTCCAGTGCCTTCGGCAGGCACATTCCAGGAGTCACTGTCGTAGATGGTATCACGACTCTCGATGATGTCACACTAGTTCCTTGGTTAGTAGGTGATGAGTGGCGTACTATGGACAAGATCAAGAGCCGCTATGTGTTTGGACATTTAGAATTACCCCTGTTCTTCATGAACGCCATGGTACAGATGCCCGATCACGGTGAGCTACAGGCAGATGCCTTCAAAGGACCCGAATATGTGTTTTCGGGTCATTTCCATAAAAGACAGAACAAGGGCAACATCTGGTACATAGGTAATGCCTTTCCTCACAACTTCGCAGATACCTGGGATGATGAGAGAGGTATGATGACCTTAGAGTGGGGTGGTACTCCAGAATTCATCGATTGGTCTGACTGCCCTAAATATCGCACAGTCAAGTTATCAGAACTGATAGATCGCAAAGATGACATAATGAAAAGCAAGATGTATATCAAGGTCAATCTGGATATAGACATCAGCTTCGAAGAAGCCAACTTCATCAAAGAAACCTTTATACGAGATTATGACATCCGTGAGATCAGCCTCATACAGGACAAGACCAGCTTAGACGGAACAATAGATGATAACCCAGATGCTAAATTTGAATCAGTGGATCAGATCGTCATGGAACAGCTGGTGAATATAGACAGCGAACAGTTTGATCGCACCACCTTATTGGAGATATACAATGGGCTTTGAAAATATATCTAAACATACAAAATCTTCAATAACATTAGAAGTACTCAAACAACTTATACTCTTACACAATAATGATAATTAAATCAATAACTGCAAAAAACTTTCTTTCAATCGGAAATCAAACACAAGGAATTGATTTCTGCGAGAATGATCTCACACTGGTGTTAGGTGAAAATTTAGACCTCGGCGGCGGAGATAGTGGTTCAAGGAATGGAGTAGGAAAAACCGCATTGTTAAACGCTCTTAGCTATGCCCTATATGGGCAGGCCCTGACCAATATACGCAGAGAAAATTTAATCAACAAGACCAACGGCAAGGCCATGCTGGTCACTGTGGAGTTTGAAAAAGAAGGTGTATTCTATCGCATCGAACGCGGCCGCAAGCCCAACATACTGAAACTCTATGTCAACGATCAGGAAATGGTAGATCCAAATTCTGCTGAAGATGACGCACAGGGCGACAGCCGCGAAACACAGAAAGCCATCGAACAGATGTTGGGGCTTACTCATACCATGTTCAAGCATCTAGTAGCACTGAATACCTATACAGAACCTTTCTTGAGTATGAAGCCTACAGAACAGCGTGAAGTCATCGAGCAGTTGTTAGGCATCACCATGCTGAGTGAAAAGGCAGAAGCACTGAAGGTTCAGACCAAAGAGACCCGAGATGCCATCGCATTAGAAAATAACAAGATCGAAGCCATCAAGGCTGCCAATGAAAACGTGCAGAAAAGCATAGACAGCTTGATCATCAAGAGTTCAGCCTGGGCCAACAAACAGGAAGCTGATATAGAAAGCATGGGCAAGGCCATAATGAAGTTGGAAAATGTCAATATCGAACAGGAGTTGACACTACACCAAGAATTAAAAACCTGGACAGAAAAAAACAATCAACTGACCGGTCTGAGAAAACAAAAGGCCACCCTAGAATCTGCACAGATACAGGCCGATAAGACCGTGAAAAAATACACAAGAGAAATAGAGCAGTTGCTAGATAAGACCTGCCCAGCCTGTGAGCAGGACCTACACGATCACAAACACGAAGAAATGACTTCGGCGGCTGAGAAAAATCTGTCTGACGCACTGGAATATCAAACGAAGATCAGCGATGAACTGTCAGCGACCAACAGGCTAATCGGCGATATTGGTGATCTAGCACATCGTCCTCAGACATTCTATGACACAGAAGCAGAAGCACTGGGTCATAAAAACAATCTAGACACGCTGGAAAAGAGCCTAACCGCTCGAATAGATGAACAGAATCCTTATGATGAACAAGTTGAAGAACTGAAAAAAACCGCTCTACAGGAGATATCTTGGGACACGGTTAACAGTTTGACCAGGTTGAAAGATCATCAGGAGTTCTTATATAAATTGTTAACCAACAAAGATTCATTCATCCGTAAAAAGATCATCGATCAGAACCTCTTGTACTTAAACAAGCGTCTCAGCTACTATATAAACAAGCTGGGATTGCCACATCAGGTCGTGTTCCAAAATGATCTCAACGTGGAAATCACACAGCTGGGACAGGATCTAGACTTCGATAATCTGTCTAGAGGCGAGCGTAATCGCCTGATACTCAGCATGAGTTTTGCCTTCCGAGATGTATGGGAAGGGCTATATCAGAGCATAAACTTATTGTTTATAGACGAGTTAGTCGATGCGGGTATGGATTCTGCAGGAGTTGAATCGGCTCTGGCAGTATTGAAAAAGATGGCTCGAGAGAGAAACAAGAACATATACCTAATATCACACAAGGATGAACTGATAGGTCGTGTAAATAATGTTCTCCGTGTGATCAAGGAAAACGGATTTACTTCATACTCAAACAGTGCGGATTATGTCGAGGCCTAAACTAGAAGACTACAAACAAGAATATAGTCGATTGGTGAGCAAGATGGCAGAGCTCCACAATCGCAATAGAGATTTTGTCCTTACTCCTACTTCCATGGCTAGAACCGATATAAGGAAAATGATCAACGAATTGAGAGAAATCTCTAGGATGTTGAGATATAAGATCATAGGGGTGGTTAACGAGGAGAAGCAGATCCGCAAAGAGAACGCGGAGCGCAGAAAAATTGAACGGGCAGAAGAAGCATTAAAACCTAAAGTGTTGGGTCGCCCTAGGAAATATCCGCCAAGACCTCCCAAAGGAACACGCCCACTGGGTAGACCAAGGAAGTATCCTAAACCAGAATCACCAACAGAGGAGGGTGGCCAGGGATAAACACATGACTATGTCATGGTATTATCAAAACTCCCTAGTAGAAACGTTACCAGATGACTGTGTAGGCTTTGTTAGTAATCAGATAAATAAAAATGCCAGTCGCGATGTTGAAGCATCCACCGGCTCTAAAGTTTATGGAACTATCAGCAATGTATTTACAATACTATGTCTATGCCTATCTCAGGACAGACGGAACTCCTTATTATATAGGTAAAGGAAAAGGCAAAAGAGCAACTTCTAAAAGAAAAGGTGAAATTACCTGTCCAAAAAATCCTGCTCAAATTATAATGGTCGAACAAAATCTTAGTAATATAGGTGCGTTAGCAATAGAACGACGATTAATTCGTTGGTACGGGCGTAAAGACTTAGGCACAGGCATTTTAAGAAACTTAACCGACGGTGGCGATGGTACTGTAGGAGTTCGACGGACTGAAGAACAAAATAAAAAAAATAGGGAAAGACAGATTGGTATTAAAAAGCCTATCATTTCTGCAAAGAATAAAATATCTTTATTAGGAAATACTAATGCCCGAGGAAATAAAGGAAAACCAAAGTCAGCAGAACATAAACTAAAAATGAGTTTGTCAGCAAAGGGTAAACCAAAGTCAGAAGCACAAAAGTTAAAACAATCACAAGCTATGTCCGGAAGGAAACAATCTGCCGAAGTTATTGCAAAAAGAACAGGTGCTACTATAGGAAATAAATGGTGGAGTAAGGAT